GCATTAAGAATGATTGGTGATTCTTTTGCAGAATATGCAGATGCCCAAGCAATGATTAATCCAGACTCTTTACATCACGTTTACGAATGGGATGAAACTGGAAGTTCAAGTGCAAGACTGTTTAGACCAGTAGTATCAAAAGGAGTCTTGTCTTTTTCTTTCTTGCCTTCAATGAAACCATCAAGAGGATCTTCTCAAATATTTACTAACAAAGCAGCAGTTATGGAATTGGGAAGACCAATTACAATATCTCCAAAGAATGGATCAGTTTTAGTTTTTGAAGTTGACGGAGAAACTGTGTTTACTCCTTATCCAGTAGTAGTTCAAAACCCTGGTGGAGATTCAGTTCAAGGATCTTTTGAAAAGATTTACAAGGGATGGGTTAGATCTAATCTACCAATCCTATCTTTGATTGAAGGTGGATTCTTTAAATCTATCTCTAGAGCACAGATGAGAGCAGTAACTGCAATCATTACTCCAGCAGCAAAGATGTCAAAGAACACAAGACCTTTATGGTTTAAAGAAAGCAAGAGTATTGTTTAGCGTTACAGGAGCACCAGACAGAACCTACCCAATTGTAGACTGGATGATTGATGTGTTGAATAGATTTGATGACTCAGCAACCCTAGTCAATAAGTATACTTCAGCAAGTAGACCAGATATTACCTTTAGATCAATAAGAGCAGATCAAACTAACATATCAGAAGATAACTTGGCAGACTATGCATTTGATGGAACTGCAGCAGATACAAGTTTTTCACAGTTAAACTTGACTATCACCTGCGACTATGTAGTTAATAACGACTACCTAAGAGAGCCTTATCCTGCAGCAGCATTTGCTAAGGTACCAGAGCAAAGAAGCGTAGAAGAGCAAGCAACGGTTGATCGTTGGAACAGAAGCAACGGCTCTAGCCTATTATGAAGATTACCGTGCTAAAATTATCATTGAGGAAGCAGTAAAAGACCACCCCGTCTAAAAAGTCAAAAATAACAGGAGGTGAAAAGAAAATATGGCAACAGGTAATGCAAAAAATATTATCGTAGGAGCAGCAGAATTTTGGGTCTCAGAGAATGAGAACTCAGTAGTTGAGTACGAGTCAGTGTTTACATCTGACACAGCACCATCACAATCAGCAGCAACTAAGATTAACGCTTACACCAACTCAAACGGAGCATTCCGTAACGTTGGTTTTACACAAGAAGGTATTGAATTGTCATTCGAACCAGACTACGGCGAAATCGAAGTTGATCAACTTCTCGAAGTTGCAAAGATCTTCAAGCAGTCTATGAGAGTGACCCTTGCTACATCGCTAGCAGAGGCTACACTAGAGAACTTGCTTCTAGCAACATCAGGTGCAGACTCAGATCTAGGTTCAGCAATTAACTCTACTACTAAATCACGTAAGTTGGACGTTAACGCAGGTGCCCTTGGATATGCTCCGATTGAGCGTACCATCGTCGCAGTCGGTCCAGCACCAGATTCAGTGGCAGCAGCAACAACAAATGGAAAAGCAGAAAGAATTTATTGGGGATATCGTGCAGTCTCTATGGAAACTACAACAGTAGGAGTACGTAGAAACGAAGCAACAGTCTTCCCAGTCTCATTCAGACTACTAACACATAACTCAACAGATACAAGTTCTAAGGACTTGTTCGGTAAGGTCGTAGACAGAGTTTACGCCTGATTTACAACTTAATATAAGTTTGGAGAGGGGCACGGTAACAACCGTGCCCCCTTCCTTATTGAAGATAGAACACCTAGTATAATAAGAATAACCGTTTAGGAGGAAATATGGCAACACAGGTTTACGAAACAGTTGAGATTGAACTGCAAGATGGTAGCACTGTTACTATCAAACCGATCAATATCAAAAACTTACGTCGCTTAATGGCGACATGGAACAAAACTGCAGAAGCAAAATCAGAGGATGAATTCCTTGATATTCTTCTGGAGTGCACGAACATTGCATTTAGTCAATTCAATCCAGATGTAACAAAAGAACAACTGGAAGAATTACTTGATCTGCAGACTATGTACAAAATCTTGGAGGTGGCTGCTGATATCAAGTTGAACGACCCAAATCTACTGAGGGAGGCTCAGGAAGCGGTTGGGAGGAACTTGACTTAGCCCCCCTCGTATCAGAGGTTTTTCTTCTTGGAAACTGGAAAGATTACGAACAACTAGAGTCTAGTCTTTCAATCAAAGAACTTATGGCAACAATAACCGCAATGCATGAGAGAGAAGGTAGACATAATAAGTTCCTCGCTGCACTTCAAGGTGTAAATCTTGAAGGAGATGATCAGGCAACTGACTCAGAGGAACCAACAAGTCTACAAGAAATTTATGCCAGAGTTAACGCAAAGTTATCTGGCGATCAGTCGATCCTTGATGCTGCTAACGCAGGTATCACGGAAGACATGGGATTGGGGTATCAGGTGGTAGGCAATGGCAGATAACAATATTAACACTACGTTTCAGTATGATGCTAATTTTGCTCCATTGCTTGCCCAACTCAAATCTCTTATTGGTCAAGTTAATGCTCTTAATGCACAGTTTAACTCCCTTGATGCCAATTCAGTAAGAACACAAAAAGCACTTGCTCAAACCTTTTTAGGTCAAGTAGGTGCTGTCGGTGGATTTAAGTCATCAGTTGTAGACTTAACAACACAAACTGACAAATTTGGTCAGGCTCTCACCAGAAATAAACTCACAATGCGTGAGTATTTCCAAGAGTCAAGAAATGCTTTTAAGCAAAATAGTAATGCAATGCGTCTTGCTCAACAGCAAGTACGTGTATTACAGTCTCAGATGGTGCAGATAGGTAAAGGACAAGCAGCAGTCTTTACCCCTGCAGCACTGAATTTAAAAGACTATAACACTCAACTTCAGATGTCGGCCCAGAGATGGTCTATCTTTAATAAGTTAGTAAGTGATGGAGCAACCTCCTTAATTAACTTTGGTAAGAACACTCAGTGGGCTGGACGTCAGTTGATGGTTGGATTAACACTACCACTTACAGTTTTTGGGGCAGCAGTATCTAAAACATTTAGAGAAGTAGATGCCGAACTAACAAGATTTGCTAAGGTCTATGGATCCGATCTTGTTGATGCAAATGGAAATGCAACAGAACAAATGAAAGGCCAAATTTTAGATTTGGCAAAAACCTACGCTTCTACATATGGTGTCGCTGCAAAAGAAACAGCAGCCTTAGCAGCAGACATAGCAGCAACAGGTCTTGAAGGGGCAGAGTTGGTGGGGGCTGTAGCACAAACTACACGCCTTGCAGTTCTTGGTGAAGTTGACAGACAAGATGCTATGAAAACTACTCTTGCATTGCAATCATCTTTTAAGCAAAACACAGAAGAACTCGCTGAGTCAATTAACTTCCTAAACGCAGTTGAAAACCAGACATCAACCACCCTTCAAGATTTTACAGAAGCAATTCCTAAAGCAGGTCCAGTTGTTCGTGGACTTGGTGGTGATATCAAAGACTTAGCCTTAATGCTTACAGCAATGCGTGAAGGTGGTATTCCAGCAGCAGAAGCAGCAAACGCAATTAAGTCTGGTATGGCTTCTTTGATCAACCCAACAAGACAAGCAAGAGAACAACTTATGGGTTTTGGTATTGACATTGATGGAATTGTTAAAGCAAACCGTGGTGAACTTATTCCTACAGTTATGTCCTTTAAGCAAGCACTTGATAGTGTAGATGAATTTACAAGATCTCAAGCAATTGAAACAGTATTTGGTAAGTACCAGTTTGCTAGAATGGGTGCTTTGTTTGATAACATTGGAGAGTCTGGATCTCAAACTCAAAAAGTTATGGAACTTATGGGTGCATCAACAAAGGAACTTGGACAAATTGCAGATGGTGAAATCAAGACCTTAACAGAATCCACCTCTATGAGATTCCAAAGAGCAATGGAAGGAATCAAGGCAGCCCTTATTCCTGTCGGTGAGGCAATTACAAGTACCGTAATCCCATTCATGACTCAGTTCTCAGATATTATTAATAACATTGTAGAAGGATTTAATAATCTACCAGGTCCAGTTCAAAAGTTCTTAAAACTATTTACAGGATTTACAGTTATTGCAGGTCCTATTATTATGCTTGTTGGTCTTCTAAGCAACTTTGTAGGATACATGGTCAAGGGGGCCATGGGCTTTACAAACCTTGGCAGAAGAATGCTTGGCTTACCAGTACAAAAATTTGAATTATTAACAGCAGACCTAATGGCTGCAAACGTTGCAACAGACACTTTGACTGTATCTTATACAGAGCAAGCGGTTGCCCTATCTAGACTTAATGCTGAGTTAGCACGTTATGGTGCAAGCCTAAGAGCAACAGCAATGGTAAATCCAGGAATGCTTATTGGAAGAGGAAAGAATCCTAAGAAACTTGCTAGTGGTGGAATTGTTAGAGGACCAGGAACAGGAACATCAGATTCTATTCCAGCAATGTTGTCTAACGGAGAATCTGTTATTCCAGCAAAGCAAACAAAGAAGTATGGTGGACTAATTAATGGAATTATTGATGGAAACATCCCAGGCTTTGCTAAAGGACTAAGACCACCAAAGACTGCACCAGTTGTTGACTTTGAAGGTAAGTCTTACCCTACAAAAACTATTCAAAGTGCTCAGGCAGTACAAGATATTCTTGACGCTATGGAGTTTAATGCAGAAACGGGAATGTATACATATATAACTCCAAGCGGAAAAAGATCTTCTAGAACAAGAGAACAGGTTCTTGGAATTCTTGATAGAAGAGCAGCAAAGGGTAACATAACTGAAAGTGGAATTCTCAAGGGATTAGATCGTGAGCGTGGTGGTAGAGGTTCAGGAAAGAGTTCTGATCCATATAAGCCAGCACGATACAAAGAAGAAGCAGCAAAAATATTTGAAACAGAATTTGATTATGTCAAAAAGAAAACTGGAATTGAGAACAACTCAGCATATCAGATTCACTCATCTCACATTAATCCAGATATAGATCCAGCAACTGGAATGAAGCGTTGGGACGATCAGGCAAACATTGCCCCAGACGCTGGATACATGAATCTTTTTATGGAAGCAAACAAAAAAACTTTTGCAGAATTGTTAAAAAAGAGTGATGCAGAACTTAAAGCATTAGGAATTGATAGATCGGAATTAAAGAAACTTGCTAGTGGAATTCACCCAACAACATTAAAAGGTGCAAGAACAATGGCAGCAATTGGAAGATTTACTGGAACTCCTCTTGGAAAGATGGTAAGTACCGCAGTTAAATACAGAGAGTCAACTGGATTCTATAAAGGTGGAATGAAAACCAAGGCTGATCTTTTAACAAGATTAGGCCTAGCAATGTCGTCAAAGAAACGTGGTGCTGCTGGTAGAACTGCTGGAAGATTAAAGAAAGACACTATGGTTCCAATGCCAGCAGGAGTCACACCAGTAGGAGTTCATGAAGGAGAAATGATTATTCCTGCAGCCCTTGCTGAAGAGGGTGCAGAAATTAAAGATGGCAAGGTAAGCAAACTTAAGAGGATGGCTGGATCTCAGGCTGTAACCAAGGCAGGGTCTATGGGCATGAATGCAGCCTTTATGCTTCCAGCACTTGGAATTATTGATGAGCGTCTTGCTAATACTGCAAACAAATTAAGTCTTTTTGCTCTTGGCCTATCTGCTGCATCTATGTCATTAAAAGCAGTTGCAGGGCTTGGTGGAAAAGCAGGAATGCTAGCAAACGTAGGTCAAAAGGTAGGCTTACAAGGTGCATTGTTAAAGGGTGGAGGAAAGACTGCAGTAGGTAGAGGAATGGGTCAAGCAATGCTAATGGGTGGAAGAATGCTCACTGCTTTGTCTGGACCAATTGGACTTGCCGTTGCTGCAATTGGTGTATCACTAGCCCTTCTTGTTAAGAACATTAAAGATACTAACAAAGAAATGACAGCAGCATTTGCTACTGGAACAGAGTCTGCTAAAGTATTTGGAATTCAATTAAACTCACTTCGTGAAGCGTGGGACTCATTCGGTAATGAAGTTGAAGATACTACAGCATTAGATCAAGCAGCAAAGTCTGACTTTGGTACTCTTATCGGCAAGTTAAAAGATATGACTTCTAAGACAGAAATTCAAAGCGAGTTTAAAACATTCTACGCAAGCCTTATCTCACAAGGATTTACAGCAGAGCAAGCACAAAACCTTGTTTCATCTGTAGCAAGACAAGCAGAAAAAGAACCAATTCTTTTATCTGTAACTGCAGAATTAAAAGCAATTAAAACACCAGGAGATGTTGTAAAGCAACTTCAGGCTGGTGTGATGGCTTCACTAGATGACAGCAAGGGATTCTTTGGTGCATTTGATAGCCTCTTCTCACAAGATCAAGGCAAGGCTCTTGGCGTAGGGGTTGAGGCGTTAATGAAGGCATACGACTCTGCACCAATCGAAACAATGAAAGCCTTTAGTGACATCATTGCAAAGGTTAAAGCAGATGGTACAGGATTCTTTGCCTCTTCAGTTGCAGACGGCATAGATGACTATGCAGATAGTATTAAAGAAACAAATCCAGTTCTTGCTGAGGCCATCCTTAAGGCTGATGGATTTGAAAATAAACTAAAGATGATTATAGCAACACAGGCTGGCATGGATCTAAGTAATGTTACAGACCAGTTATTAGACTTTGCTATTAAGGCAGACGCAGCCTCAAATGCTGCAACAGCAATGCAAACTGCGTTAAGAGCAGATTTAGATGAGGCTAAAAAGGCTTTAGAAGATAACCATAGATCTTATATCACTGCAAAGGAAGATGAAATCATTGCAGATGAAAAGGCAATGAAGAAACGACAAGAAGCGACAAAGAAGCAACTTGAGGGAATTCAAAATGAAATTGATAAACGTGAAAAGACAATTGATGCTGCTCAAGAAAAAATTGATGCAATTGAAAAAGAAAGAGATGTTGTTAATGAATTTTATGATGGACAACTAGATGCTCTAGATGCCATTAATAAGAAAGAAGAATATAACGCTCAACAAAGACAGACTATGTACGATGCTCTTGGTGCATTGTCTCGTGGTGACATTCAAGGATTTATGGCTGCTAGAGAAACAATGGCAGGAAACGCTGGTGCTAATGTAAGAGAGCAAGCGAAGGATATGCTTACAACTAGACAAGAGAATGCAAACAAGGTTCTTAATGCTAGAAGAGATGAGCAGGAAGCCATTATTGATCAAGAACAAAAAATGATCAAACTCCGTCGTGAGCAGATGGAGACAATTCAAAAGGCTACAGAAAAGTTTATAGAAGGAAAGCAAAAGGAAATTGAAAAGACTCAAGAACTTATGCGTATGGAGCAGAGAAGATATTCTGCTGCCAACAGTGCTATTGATGATTTATACGCTAAGAATCCTTCAGAGTGGACTCAGCAAAACTTAAATGCAGTTAACGCTGCTGTTCAAAAGCACACTTCTCAAGTTGCAAAGACTGTAGGAGCCAGCCTTAAGAATGCATCTGCAACAATTCCAAAGGCATTTACAAGTTACTATGAAAATGCTGCAAAGGCTGCAGGTTTATCTTCATCAGAACTAAAGAATTTCCTTGATCTTAAGAAGGCACTTGGTCAGAAAAATGTAAAGATTGAAAAGGGCGATGCTCTTTATAAACTTCTTAACAATATGGGTCTAGGCAACCTTGCAAATACAGCAGGCCTTGCTGATCTAAAGAAGTTAACTGGAACTATGCATACTGGTGGATATGTTGGTGGAAATGATCCAGAGCCATTAAAGACATTAGAGCGTGGAGAGTTTGTTCTTAATAAAGATGCAGTAAACAGAATTGGTAGAGGACGACTAGAGGCAATGAACTCTGGTACTGGTGGAGAACTAAGTCCATTTAACGCAACTGCAGGAATTCCTCAAGCGATACACAACAAGAATGAAGTAGGAACCAACTCAGCAGTCTCTCTATTAAGAACACAGCAACTTCCTATGGATATGTTAAGAATGAAGGCTCTTAATATTGCTGCAGGAGAGAATGTTAGTTATGGATCTCCAAGTTCAAGTGGATTTATTAAACCACCAGGAGCAATGACAAGTCCATACGGCATGAGAATTCATCCAGTAACAAGAGAAAATAAGATGCACAATGGAATAGACTTTGGAATGCAACCTGGAGATGCAGTTCCATCAATTGGACCAGGTAAAGTAATTTCAAGTAGTGTTGGACCAGACGTTGGAGGTAAAGTTCTTGTAAGACATCCTAACGGCTTTGATAGTGAATACTACCATATGTCTCCAAATGGATTAGCATCAGGAAATGTAAACGCAGGAAGCACATTAGGACGTGTTGGAAATGCTTCTGAAATGGGAAGACTTTCAACTGGACCACACCTTCACCTTGGAATGATGAAGGATGGAAACTATGTAGATCCTAAAAACTATTTACCATTGCGTCAAGGTGGTATTGTTAAGAATGATGGAACTCCAGCAATGCTACACAGAGGAGAAATGGTATTGCCTGCTCCAACAACTAGAGAATTAATGGGTCCACAATACTCAGTCCCACAACCATCTGGCGACCAAGGAATGGTTTCAGTTACAACTGTTGGTGGAGATAAAACAACAATTAATGTTACAATTAACAGCAATCAAAATCCAAATGCTATTGCAAGTCAAGTTATTGCTAGAATTAATGATACAATTAAATCTAGAAGAGTAGGTAGGTCATAATGGCAACATTTGGTGATAAGAAATGGGCACGTCCCTCGATCATGGCATTCTCAACAGCACAGCCAACGCTAAACATTACTACTAACCTGCTAGAGGGTGATTTTTACTACCTAACTGACGATAACCGAAAGCCCCTAGACATTTCTTTTGATAGAATCGAAAACCGTAAAAGAATGATTAACGGTAAGATGCGATCTTATTTTATTGCAGATAAAAGAAAATTTAATATTTCATGGGACCTAATCCCATCAAGATCTATCAACCCACTAAATCAAGATCTTTCATTTATTTCTGAAAGATATTTTGACAACGCAGATGTTCAGCAAAACACAAGATACTTAGCAGGCGATGACATGCTTTCTTGGTATGAGAACAGTAAGGGGCAGTTCTACATGACTCTTGTTTATGATAAGGTCCATTCAATGGGATCAGACAATACAAGATTTGATAAGTTAACTAAACCTTCAGAAGTTGTCCCAGTTTTCTTTGACGACTTTTCTTATACTGTAGTAAAAAGAGGTAAATATAATGACCTCTGGAATGTCACTATGAGCCTTACGGAGGCGTAATTGCTTAACATAACTCCTTCTGGTTCAGACACAATAATCAAAAATAAACTAAAGAATTCAAACTCAATAGAGTCTACTCACTATGTCGTTGGTCAATGGAACCATAATGGCATTGCAACAATTGAAGACTTTGGAAACTACGATCAAGTTTTAGTAGACTCAACCTATACAAAGGGGCTGAACTACTCATCAGGCAACCACAAGGTGTACTATGACTCAGTTGATAATGCAGGTGTAATTACAGAAGAAGAGTTTGACAATACCAAACTAAATAAATATTATAATCTAGAAAGTTGCTTTGACAATTTTAGACCAACAGCAGGTGTTGTAAGACCAATGGCTCTTGGATCTAACATTCCAATGTTTTACCTTCTTAATGTTAATGACCTAGACAAGAGCACAACAAGTATAAACAAGCCTTATCTTGGTTCTTATAATCAAGACTTTACCTACTGGACCTCTGCAAGATTTGGGTCTACAACAGAAGGAGTTCTTGGTACATCTAAAACAACTGCTGTTAATGCCAAGTACGATATACGGGTTGGCTCTACTGGAAAAGGAAAGATTGCTCCGTTTGTAAAGTATACAAATGGTGTATGGACAAATACAATTAGAGTTGTACATCAAACACATCTTGGGGTTCCGCTACAGTATAAGATTCAATTCCTTAATGCTACAAATGTATGGACAACAGCCTTCGATGTTTTGCCAGACACAGTTGGAATTCCAACAAAGAATAGCAATGGTGTTCTAGAGATCTACTTTGATACCGATGCCGATAACACTTGGAAGATTTTAACTAGTGAGTTTACACCAAAGCCAGTAACAGATTTATCTATTACAAGCGACCAGGCCGTTAAGATTTATGGATTAAGGCTGGTAGTAGAATCAATGTCTGCACCAGACATCCCATTTGAATTAATAGAATTATCTCCAAAACTAACTGTAAACCTTACAGACTATGTGTCTAATATATCGTTTAAGACAAGTGTTCCAGATAATCCAGTTGGTTTGCCAGTGGGTGGAGTCACTATTGGCACTGGGGAGATTACCCTTTCTAATGAAAACAATATGTTCTTAAATACAAATACATCAACAATGCTGTACGACTCAATGCATAAGAATACAAAGATTAAGGTTTATCAAACTCTTAATGATGGCACCTCATCTTTCAATGTTCCCTTAAAAGAGATGTACGCTGAGTCTTGGAAAGAAGATAGCAATTTTGAAGTATCTGGAGAACTGTATGATTTTATGAAGTTCTTGCAGTCAAAAAGTTCTAATGACATATTTATATCTAACCCAAACGTACCTGTAACTCTTGCAATTCAATCAATGCTTCATAACATTGGACACACTAACTTTAGAATTTTAACTAACTCCAACTCTGTAGATTCCATTCAATACTTTTTTTCTTCTAGAGAAAAAACAATTGCAGAAGTTTTAAGCGATATTGCCAGTGCAACCCAGTCGGCTATATTTATTGACGCTAACGGAAATTTAACGTTTGCAAGCAGAGAGTATTTAATGAACCCAGAGGCTCCTGAATCTTGGTGGATTACAACTGAAGATATAGATGTTGTTGCTGGTGTTGCATCAAAGCCATCGTTTAACTCCAACCCATACTCTGGTTCTTATGCAGTTACTGATGTTGATTACCTAGCAAATGTTTCTAGCCTACAAAAAGTATTGTCAGATGTTGTAAATGATGGAGACGTTGCATACAAGCCAAGATCTTGGAAGTCCTATCAAGCACTACCCACAGATACATTTTCAAATGCAGCAAAGAAAGACATTGGAGTTAACCCATTTGCATTTCAATCCAAGGCTTCTTTTCAAAAAGTATGGAGTCCTGGAAACAGATCAAGCGATGGAGAAGGAAGCAGCAATTCAGAAAACATCCTTGCTGGATCATGCTTGATGGATACTTTAAAATCTGGCAGGCTAACTGACAAAACTATTACTGTTCTTAAGTCAGAGATAGCATCTAACCCATACTCTACATTAAACGACTTATTGACTGCAAAGGTTTTATCTACAACCACAATAGATGATAAAACAAAATACATTAATCTTTCTAGTTTAGATATGTATACTTTTCCATATTCTGGTTATCTAAGAATTGACAATGAATATGTGGAGTTTAAAGGGATTGAATATATCAAGGTTCCAGTTTCTAAAAAAGGATATTCAGTAAACAAATATAGCAGAGCCACAAACGTTATAACCTTAAACACAGTAGAGCCACATTCACTTAATATAAATGACTCTATTGTGATTACTGGAACGTCAGACATCAATGGAGTTTATTCAATTACAGCCACTCCAGACGACCTTACAATTAAGTTTAATAAAACTGGATCAGATATTGCAGAAAAGTATGGCCCATACAACTCAATGATAATGAGCAACATAGCCCCTATTAAGTATATGGTCTTCTCAGATGTTGATAAAATTAATAACCAAGAGTCAAGTAAGGTTGGAGACGTTGCACTTACGACTGGGAGAATTGCTCTAAAGTTAGAATTTGAGCAAACATCTTCAACATCTACAGAAATAACCTACAAGGTGGTATCTGATGGTAGAGGAAAGTTTGGAACTACTCCAAAAGAACATATAGGGATGAACTCTTCGTCAGCACTTACCTCTGAATGGACTAATGCATCAATTCATATGTACGACGCAGCAATGAGATTTAACGCTTCTCCAAATTCCAACAACAATGGATTTTCCGTGCAAAGATCAAATGAGTCACAAGTTTTAGACAACATTGGTTCTATCACAACTGGAGCGGTTGTTATTACTGGAACAAAAATGAATTCTGGTGGAGATATATCAGAATGGTACGAAAGCGTAATTGACGGAGACCTAACTGGCCTAGAGGCTGAGATGGTTAAATCTATGAAGTTAACACAAAAAGAAGATGCAATTATTCAAGGATGCTATAAGAAACTAGACCATGTATATACATCTTATAGTGCAAGGTTGGCAATTCTACAAAGCCAATCAAGATCTTCAAACTTAGAAAATTTATCAAATGTTCCAGTAGCAGGTATTGGGATTCACGTCAATACTACAACGGGTGAAGGATACTATCTTGAATTTGGTGCTTCTGGTGGAAGGACCTTGATTGATAACAATCTTAGATTTTATAAAGTATATTCTTCAGCAGGAATGCTTAAGGTCAAGGTTTTGTTTGTAGGTACTATTGAAAATGTAAATCAGAATGTTATTACACCATTTGGAGATCTATCTACAAGTGGGGCAGATACTGGATGGACAAATCTTAAAGTAAATGTTGGAACAGACAATACTTTTGAAATAGCAGCACAGAATTATATTGTTGGAACCGTACGTGACTCCAGCCCACTACCAAAAACCAATAACATCATGATGTTTGTTCGTGGAGATGGAATAGCAATCTTTGATAAGATTTCTGCTATGAGTGATCCAAACAATACATTGGTTGATCTGCCTTCATATGGAAAATTTAATGTTTACAATGCAGGAAACGAAGATTACACAGCCGTTGAAAACAGTGCTTCAAGATACTATGAGTCTTTTGGTAAAGATGTTAATGAACTAAAACTATATGATTTTAAATACAACGCAACTCCAATTTTAAGGTCAGTAGTTTCAGACTTGAGTTCCGTTGGTGCTGGATATGTTATTGAAGAACTAAATACCAACTCATTTGGTGGAAAGTTAAAACTTAGAAATAAGACTGGAAGAACCATTATCCTTTCAGACGGAACAAAGAATGAAGTAGGAATCTACGGAGTCATTATGAAGGAAGATCCAGGCAAGAGGGTTACTGCTTCTGGACTCCTTTCAGACAAAAGTTTAAAAACAATGTTCTTAGATTCAATTAACCAAAGCAAGAGAAAATATGGTCTAAAGACATTTAACATTGCTTCTGATTACATTCAGACACAGGCTCAAGCAAGTAAGTTAATGCAATGGATCCTAGATAAATGTTCAAAGCCATTTAATATTGTTGATGTTGACATATTCCCAAATCCATTTTTAGAAATTGGTGACTTTGTTAAAATCTATACAGAAAAGCACAGCGTCCCATCTTCCAAGTTTGTCATTACATCTATTGAGTACAAGGTTGATTCAAATGGACCAGATATGTCAATTGAATTAAGGGAGGTTAGATAATGGTAGTTAAGGCTCCAGTAAAAGTTATTAATAAAGTAGCAACTCCTGCTAAAGCAGCACCTGCTCCAAAAGCAGCACCAGCACCCAAGCCAAGTCCTGCAGCAGTACCAGTAAAGCAAACTGCTTCAAAGCCAACCCCATCACTTCCATCTATTCCTCAATTAATTAAAGCACCTGCAGCAGTTGCTAAGAGTCAAGTTGCAAGTAAAGTTCTTCCTATGCCAACACCAAGTCCAAGCCCTGGGCCAAAGCCTAAGCCACCAGAAAAAAGCAGTGGTTTGTTTGGTAGTGTTGGTAATGCATTGAAGAAAGCAGGAAGTTTTGTAGGTAATGAACTACTGGGTCTTGATGACTTTGGTAATGTTATTAAACATGCAAAGAATGGAGACTGGGGTAAGGCTGCTAAGTCATTAGGTGCAGGTGCATTTGAAATGGGCACTACAGCATTAATGCTTGTTCCAGGAGTAGGAACAGCAGCAGGTGCAGCAATTAAAGCAGGAGCAACTGCAGGAAAAGTAGGAGCAAAGCAAGTAGTTAAACAAGCAGTTGCAAAACCAATGGCCCAGAAAGTTGTTTCTCAAGCATCTAAAGCAGCAACAAAAACTAAAGATGGATTGAAGACTGCTCAAACAGTAGTTAAGAAAGCAGCATCAAGTGGTGCAACAAAAGCAACTCAAGCATCTAAGGCTGCGGTGCAAGTTGGAAAGAAGACTGCAGGAGCCGTAAAGACACAGACAGCAAAAATTGCAACAAAGGTTGTTGACAATATTCCTGGAGTTGGAAAGGCTGCTGCTAAATTAAAAGCACCAGCAAGAGTAGCAGGAGCAGCAGTCAAGGGTAGCATATCTAAGATTGGTAAATTTGGAAAGAATAAAATTGTAAATCCACTTAAATCAAAATTGTCTCAGGGTGCAAAAAAGGCAAAAGATATTGTAAAAAGAGTAGGGGCCAAACTTAAAAAGGGTGGCAAGAAGTTAAAGAAAAAAACTAAGATTAGAATAGGTGCAGGCATTGCCAAAATTCCAGGAATTATTGGTGGTCTTGATGATGGTCCAGATGATGGTTCAGATGGAGATGATGGCAATGACGGTGGCAATGACGGTGGTACTGATGGTGGTACTGATGGTGGTACTGACCCAGATCCAGATCCCAAGCCACCAAAGAAAGAAGAAGAAAAAGACGGCAAAAAGGATCCAGATGAAGAAAAACCAAATATGGATTCAACGCAGACTCTTGACCTTATATCACAGGGCATTGATAATATTGGTCAGGATGTTTTAGATGCATTTTTAGGAAACATAATTGAAAGCATTGAACTGGAGCCTAATAACTTATTAACTTCAATTACATTATTACAGGTAGATGGGCTAGCCGTTTCTTCTACAATTGGAACAAAGGATAGTTCATACAATTTACCAAAGGCAAGTGGAAGTATATTTGCAAACCAACTACCAGATTCAGGATACAAACTATACTCACCAATCTTAAGCCCTGCTATATTTGCAACTAAAGCAAAGTTTGGAACATCTTCAACTACTGGGTTTGTAGAGAATAAAGTAAAAACAGATGTGTCTGGAATGCCTAAGTATGATCTTAAACTAGAACTACCTGACCGTAGAGGTATAGCCACATATGAGGTACAATATATTATGGAGAATATAACATGATAACTGACCAAGGAAAAGACTTAATTTTAAGATACCTAGCAGGAGTAGCACCTTCCTTTGCTGGCGATATTGCCGTAGGAACTGGCTTTGCAACACCACTATCTACAGAGACCTCATTAGACTTTGAGATAGGAAGATTTGAAGTATCCTCTGGTGCTATTGAAGGGGCTACAAGAAGAGCAGTATTTCAGTCAACAGTAGAAGGCAACTCTGAGTTTGTGCTTGGAGAAATTGCATTGTACCCAAACGTTAGTTTGCTTGGCATCAATAGTTTTAAATCTAGCGTTTCATTGTTGTTCTCAGCCTCAGAAGGATATACCCTTGGTAATGTTAATTCTACGATGGTATCAAAGGCTACCACAGGGCAAGAGTCCTTAATTCGTGTAGGAACCCAAGGCCTTAAGTTACAAGGATCTGCATCTTCAGCATTTACATCAAACAATAAAAATTATAACTATGTGTCAGCACAGGATAAGGTAAACCTTGCTTTGATCGTAAACAACACAACCCCTACTTTTGATATTACACTAAAGGTTTATGACTCTGTTAATCCAACTACTCCAATGCTAATTCAACTAACCCAGGCAAACTCTGTAGTTAAGTATGACGTTGTTGGCTCAAATGCTTATGTTACATTAAAGAAAGAAATCGGAACACAGACTGTAGACTTCAGTAAGATAACCAAGTTTGAGTTTGTTAATAATGGCTCTCAGACTGTTATCCTAGATGGATTTAAGTTTGAAGAAATTGATTCAGTTTCACCATTCAACGCAATGATTGTAAAACAAAAGTTATCATCTTTAACAACTAAACTAAGTGGCGTACCAGTTGATATCGAAATTCAACTAGGTATTGATTTCGTATAGGACTACAATGGATAAAATTGTTCCTAACTTAGATCCCAATAAGAAATACAAGTTAAGATATCGTGCAGTTGGCTCTGGTGGAGAGTTAGGTCAATGGTCTCCTCTTTACGTCTTAAACGCCCCTGTAGGGGTCCCAGACGTGTCTACAAAAAGCCCTGTAGTAGAAAGTGCTCCTGGAAAATATATCATTAGATTGCCACAAGAGGTCGTTAGCGTTGTGCTTCCAGCCATCAATAATAACACTGTCAAGATTGAGTTTCTTTGGAAGTTTTGGACTCCAGGATTAAACTTGCCAAATGGGTATGAAGTAAACTATAATACATCTGGTGCAATTGCAGACATTGCACACATTGTAGATTTAGACGGGCTAGATAAAAGAATTGCTAGAGCAGCATATAAGGTGGTGAAGGTGTAATGGCAGATACGTTTTATGACATAGAGTCAGCAGAGGCAGTCTTTGGTACATACGAAGAGACCCCATTTAACATCGTTACTGAAACCTTTTCACTTGTAGTAGACTCAATTAGTTCTCCAAACTATGTTGCAGAAGAGTCTGGATGGAAGATTAACAAGTCTGGAAACGCAGAGTTCAACGATGTTATTGTACGTGGTCAGTTTGCTGCAGGATCTATTACTGTAGGTGAAACTCCAGTAGATGACTTTATCGTATTACCAGATGGTAAGTTTGGTGCAGGAAACGTAAAAATAGATACAGTTCTTGGAGAACAGGTTATTGTTCCTCGTGTTGTTGGAGACGAAGGTTATATTACTGACGGATCTTACCTAATTTGGAATGGTTCATCTCTTACAGTAACTGGCTCTGGAGTTATGGGTGGTGCCTCTCTGGTAGATGGCTCAGTTACCTCTGCAAAGATTGCTAATGGAACTATTGTTAATGAAGATATAAGTGCAACTGCAGCAATTGCCCAAAGCAAGATATTCAATCTTACAACTGATTTGGGACTCAAAGCAAATATTGCATCTCCTAGTTTAACAGGAACTCCGCTTGCCCCTACTGCTACATCTGGAACAAATACAACACAGATAGCGACTACTGCCTTTGTAAGTACTGCAATAGCAAACCTTGTTGACACTGCACCAACTACATTAAACACATTAAATGAATTAGCAGCAGCCTTGGGAGATGATCCAAACTTTGCTTCGACAATTGCGACAAGCCTTGGAGAAAAGGCTCCTTTAGAATCACCAACATTTACTGGGACAGTTACGCTTCCATCATTAACTATTTCAACTTTGATGATTCAAAACGATGCAGTAGACTCGACAAAACTTAAAGACTCTGCTACAATAGATGCTGACAGAGCAGTGACGACTAACCACATTAGAGATTTGTCAGTCACTAATGCTAAGATTGCAGATGCTACAATTGCGGAAGCAAAATTGGATGCTGCACTACAGGGTAAGATATCTGACTTTGAGGCATACGGATCTCGTATTGCTCAATTAGAGGATTACTTTACCACTGTTGGAGCACCAAATATTACAGGCGTTAAGGGACACAACCACTAGGAGAAATATGAACTACGAACTTATAGCAACAGAACTTCAGCAACGTATTGGGCAAATTGTTGCCGACTACGAAGCAAAGATGGCTATCTTGAAGGCTACTGCTACAGAACAACTTAAGGCTAAGGATGCAGAGATTGCATTGCTTAAGCAACCCAAGGAGACTAAGTAATGGCAAAACAATTAAGTAGCGGATCACCGTTTACTATTGAAGAGTTTAATAATCTTGTAAATGAATTAAATAATATTCAGACTCAGGTAAACTCAATTCAAAGAGTTCAACAGAATACTAGACTAACTCACAACATTAACGGGGTAGACGTTGACTTAGGAAAATTAAAGATTGTTGCTGGAACGCAACTTCTTCCTTGGACTGGAAGTCAATCACAACAATTTACAATTGATTTTAAATCAGTATTTCAAGCAACTTCTGGCAGTTTGCCAGTTGTAACAGTTACACCAAATGTCGTTGGAAAGACATACACTTTTGAAGTGTCTCTTTCAAACGTGTCAAATGCACAAGTTACTGGTACACTATACGGACCAACAACGGTACCAGCGAATACTCCGATTACTTTAAACTTTATTGCAGTCGGAACTAGATAAAGGAAAATAAATGTCAAATGTTCACAAGGCAATCTTTGCCTCAGATATCCATTTCCCACGCCATGATCCAAGAGCAGTCGAACTGTTCTTGAAGGTGGTAAAGGCATGGAAGCCAGACAGTATCGATCTCGTAGGAGATATTGATGATGCTGATGGAACTTCAAGATGGGCCGACGGCACACCTGATGAAGTAAATAATAAAATTGTTATTGATACTAAGATGGTAAACGACTTTCTTGGAGATTTGACTAAGTTGGCTCCAGGTGCAGATAAGCACTTCCATGACGGTAATCATGGATGGACAAGACACAATGAATACATTAGAAAGAAGGCTCCAGCACTAGATGGATTGATTAGTCCTGAAAGTCTTTATGATCTTAAGAAGCATGGATTTGCTTGGCACTCATATCAAGAGCCACCAGTAAAACGATTTGAAAACTTCTATGTTCACCATGGAGTTGCTATTTCGCAAAATGCTGGAGAGTCAGTAAGAAAAGACGTAGATAACTTCGATGTCTCTATTCTTAGAGGACACTCACATAGAATCGGTGTTTACCGTAAGACAAGTCCACTATCTGGAAGAGATCTTTCTGGATATGAAATTGGTCATATGTCTAGTATTTCTCAAATGGATTATACTAATAACTGGAACTGGCAAATGGGATTTGCTATTGCTCACGTTGTAGATAACGAAGTCCACGTTCAAATCTGCGAGATTAAGGATTACACCACTGTTGTTGATGGGAAAATATTCTCAGCATGATGATGAACTGCAAAGTCTGTTCTGGACGAATCTTTGTTGACAGAGTTTTAACAGGCGAAGACCATATTGAACTTGCTTGCATTATGTGTGGAAGGCGATGGATCTTTCACAATGCTGAAAGCAAAGGTCGCTTTCCACAATGGCTAATGAAGGTTGAAAAACAATACCTGAAAATAGTACAGGGTTAAGCAATGAAAGTAGGACCTCCAGTCTCCCCAAGGAGAAGAAAGTTTTTTCTTAACGGAAAACTACATGAGATTCATTTAGTTGATCGTGGTCAAAACATTCTTTACGCTTTTGATTATGAATCAAAAGAAAAACGTGCTTACATTCTTTCTCAAGTAAAGAAAGAGTTTGAGTATGCTTTTACTATTGGAGAGGTTGCAAAGTTTATTAATAGACATCCAGACAGAATAAGAAAAGGGATGTATGCTAATAACATTCAATGGGGTACGATTGCAAGAAGACCAGATAAGCAAAAGCGTGGTGGCGTTTATTATTTTAGCGAATCACACGTAATGGACATTAGAGATTATATGGCTTCTGTTGGTAGAGGAAGACCAAGAAAGGATGGTATAGTTCTCTCATGGAACGTACCAAGCAAGGAAGAACTAAGAGCAATGATGGGAAGGGCACAGGTACTTTATGTTAAGACGGCTGATGACAGGTTTGTTCCGATTTGGCAAGCACAAGAGTTTAGATAAACATGAAGAGTTGCTTCACGAGATCCTTGAAAGGTTAGATGGTTCAGATGATCAAGTAGAGGAGCAACCATTAACAAGAAGTGTAGCCCTTGGAGCAGCAGCAACGAGTCTAGCAGAAGCAATGCAGTTAGCATCAGAGCAAGAAAGACCAGACGTACTTGACAAGATAGCCAACAGTTGGCTATTATTGAGTGAGGCGTTAGAAGATAATGTTCAGAGAACTAAATTTGGATTTCAAGTAGAAGGAGAAGGAAATGGGACAAGTAAAGACAACGTTGAAGTACGTGATGAACCTGGGGAACTTTGAGAGCATTCACGTAGAGATAGGCCTAGAAGATGAAGTAAGAAAAGACGAGTCACTTGACGAAGCCTTTGAAAGAGTGTATAATTTTGTAGAGGTTAAGTTACAACAAAAAGCAAATGAGATACAGGAAGATTTAAAACGTGGCTAAAGATTTTAAGAAGGCAATGACAGCGATTGATTACTATATCAGTCGCTATCAGTCTTTATATAAGGAGACTCCATTAGTTAATAGATATAAAGACAAGTGGGCAATGCGAGATTTGATTGATGAATTTAACATTGATGTTGTTCAAAGTATTATAGATTACTACTTTAAGACAGCAAAAGACCATCACCCACTTGGGTGGTTCTATGCCAACTTTACAAATCTGCTACAATCATCCATGGACGATGATCGTGACAGATTACTAAGAGAAGAACGTAGAAAGAAAACACAAGAGTTAATCAAAGAGATGGGGGCATAAATGCCAATGCGTGAAGAAATGTCAGTCCTCAATGCAGTACTGACCAACAAAGATATCCATAAGTTATTTGAGCACAACGTAGATAACTTAATGACAGACTGCTCAGACATGTGGGGGTTTGTTAAAGATTATTATGATTCTACGCAGCAAGTACCAACTGGAGAAATCATGCAAGATAGATTTCCAGAGTTTATGCCAGGACAAGCCTCTCCAACAATTTATGCAGTTAACCAACTCAAGACTGCTTTTCTAGAACAAGAGTTAAGGGCATCGATTACTAAGACTGCAAAGATGCTGCAGTCTGGAGAGTCTGCAAAGGCTTTAGAGAGTGTCTCTGGAGACATCAGTAAGATTTCAAGAGTTACTACAAAAGTAGTAGACGTAGATGTAACAAACGTTGATGACGCTGTTGCACACTTTAAAGAATTAAAGCAGCGTACAAAGAATGGTGCTCTTGGTGTAAAGACCAGTATTGAATCATTCGACGTATGTTTGCCAATGGGAATTTCTCCAGGTCAGTTGGGAATCTTCCTTGCATATCCTGCAGTAGGTAAGTCTTGGTTGGCTTTGCTGTTTGCAGTTCGTGCTTGGCAGAATGGAAAAGTTCCAATGATTATGTCTCTTGAAATGACTGAGGCAGAAGTTCGTAACAGACTCTACACAATTATTGGTGAAGGTAAGTTCTCTCACAGAATGATTTCATCTGGTCTTATTGACATTGACGCATTTGAAAAGTTTGCTAGAGAGTTTATTGAAGGAAAGCAACCATTTAAGATTGTTTCAAATGAAGGAGTTGGAGAAGTAACTCCAAACTTCTTAAAGGCTAAGATTGATCAGTACAAGCCTGATGTTATCTTTGTTGACTATTTACAGTTGATGTCAGATAACGGCAAGAGCGATCAAGAGACTGTAAAAATTAAGAACCTTTCTAGAGAGTTAAAGTTAATGGCTGTATCTCAGGCAGTTCCAATTATTGCCATTGCCTCTGCTACACCAGACGAAGCCTCAAACCTAGAGTCAATCCCTCAACTAGGGCAGGTTGCTTGGTCAAAGCAAATTGCCTACGATGCTGACTGGGTTTTGGCTATGGGAAGAAAGGCTAACAGCGATGCTTTGGAGTGTGCTTTTAGAAAGAATCGTAATGGTTATATGGGAGATTTTATTCTATTGGCAGACTTTGACAGGGGAAGATTTGAAGAAGTGTTAGATCCTACAATGAATAACTAATTATTCTGTTATAATTGTAGTACTATGCAAAAAAACATAGGACACAAAAAAATTCATAGATTCTCAGTCGAAGGAAGCATATACGACGAGAAGGACATTCTAAGGCTAAAGGACCAGTATCAGTTACTTATTACTCTTTACATGGAGTATATGGGGTACGTTCCACAACTTGACTTAGACCCAATCTTTAGTGTACAATATGATGGAAAAGCATTCGAATTTAAATTATCAATATACGGAATATACATAGGGAAGGCACAAGCACAATGCTATCAAGCAGCATACGGAACCAAACTAATGGAGAGACCCTCCTATCAGAAACACAAACAGCCTCAATCCTGATCGAGTGTGGGTTGACTATCAAAAGCAACTTGGACACACATTACTTAATATTCTGTCCTTTCCATTTTAATACAAACTCTCCAGCCTGCGAAGTAGACAAATCCAAGGGGCTATACTTTTGCTTCTCTTGCGGTGCTACAGGCAGCATCTTTGATATGGTAATGAAGACTTTAAACATTACATACTATCAAGCAGTAAGACTTATCAAGAAGCACGAGACCTCAGTAGACCTAGTTGAGTTTGTAGAGACTGAGATCGAAGAAAAGCCAGTCTTCGAAGAGTATGATAAAACTGTAACTGATAAGTGTCACTCTCAGTTATTGTCATCAGACAGAGCAAAAGATTATTTTAAGAACAGAAAGATTAATGAAGATTCAATCGACACATTCAATCTAGGATATTCTGAAAAACAGGATATGGTTATTGTTCCTGTGCATACGCCAGAAGGTATGTGCATAGGGTTTGTTGCAAGATCAATCACAGGAAAAGAATTCAAGAACACTCCTGGGCTGCCACGCAACAAGGTTCTATTCAACATACACAGAGTTGACAACAATGAGGTAGTTGTGGTAGAATCATCTTTCGATGCAATTAGACTTCATCAGTTAGGCATTCCAGCAATTGCAACCCTTGGTTCCAAGATTAGCAAGCAGCAGGTGGCCCTACTTGATAGTAAGTTTAGTGATATCGTTATTATGTCTGACAACGATGATGCAGGAAGAGTGCTTGCTGATAGTATTAAGAAGCATTTATCTCACAAGTTTATTCGACAAGTCGAATGGGCAAGTGGCATTAAAGATGTTGGAGATTTAGAAGACAATCAAATACTGGAAACATATAAAAACGCAAAAGATATATTAAATATCATGTTAGGAGAATAGGAAAAATATGTCAGTTATAACAGGACTAAAAAATATCAGACAAGTTATGGATAAGCCAAAGTCTGAAGGAGTAAAGGGACGTTGGCTCAAGTTGGACGATGGTCAGTCAGTAAAGATCAGATTCCTCAACGAGTTGGACCAAGACTCACCATTCTACAATGAAAAAGCAGGCTCTGCAATCGTTGTAGCAGAACACACAAACCCAAAGGACTACAAGCGAAAGGGTATCTGTACAATCAATGATGAAGGTCGTTGCTTCGGATGTGAAATGCACCGTCGTGATCCAAAGTCTGGTTGGAGAGCACGTCTACGCTACTACACAAACCTACTAGTTGACGACGGTACAGAGCAGTACGTTGCTATCTGGTCACAAAGTGTTGGCCCAAAGGTTACAAGCACAAATACTATTTTTGAATATGCAGGCGATGCAGGTTCAGTTAGTAATCTTATCTGGCGTCTAAAGAGAAACGGAACTGGTACAGATACCAACTACGTTCTTCTACCTTTAAACCAAGATACAGAACCATTTGATCAATCAACATTGGAAACATTCCCACTACTAGAAACAGCAGTCCGTCAAGTAGCATACGCAGATCAAGAAAACTTCTATATGGGTCTTCTTACTGACAACGCTAGTTTATCAACAAACGCTGAGTGGTAAAAATTGTTTCACAACCATCATTCTCATTCTTACTATAGTCTATTAGATGGCTATTCTTCTCCTGCCGAATATGTAAAACGTGCAGAAGAAGTTGGCATGACTGCTATGTCCTTAACGGATCATGGCACATTGTCAGGTCATCGTGAGTTTCTATTAGCAACCAAGGGCACTTCGGTAAAGCCAATCCTTGGTGTAGAGGCATACTTTACAAACGATAGAAATGACCGTAGGTCTAAAAAAGAAAGAACACCAGACGAAAAGATCTATAACCATCTTATCGTTCTTGCTAAGAATGCAAAGGGTGTTGAGAATCTTGGTAAATTATCAGAGATTGCATGGGACGAGGGATTCTTCAATAAGCCAAGAATGGATTTTGAGATTCTTGAAAAGCATAAGGACGGATTAATTATCTTGTCTGGATGTATGAATAGCATTATTGCTAATGCAATTCAAGGAGGCAATGAGTCCCTCGCCCTGCAATACACAAATTGGTTTAAAGATATGTTTAAGGATGACTTCTATATGGAAGTTCAGCCACACAATACATACCTTCTTAACAAAGCCTTAATCGATATGGCTGACAAGGTTGGTGTAAAGTCGGTTGTTACATTAGACTGTCACTTTGCAAAACCAGAAGATGCTATTGCAGAAGAGATTATGCTTATCCTTGGAACACATCCAAATGCTCGTAAGGAAGCAACCTTTGAAAGTAGCCGTAAGGTAAAAGATATGATCGAAAGATTAGACTACCTATACGGTGAAAGAAAGATGTCCTTTAAAGATTTAGACATCTGGCTAGATGGATACAACGAGACAAAGCAAAGAATGATTGACCAAGGTCTTGATAGAGCAGATATCTTTGAGAACACATTAGAGATTACTGACAAGATTGGATCTTACGAGGTTGTTCAAAATCTAGACCTTCTTCCAATTCCAAAGAATGACGCAGACCAAACACTAAAGGAACTTACTTTAACTGGTTTAGCAAATAGAGGTTTTGGTGGCAACCCAGATTACCTTAAAAGAATTAACTCAGAGTTAAAGATTATTTCAGACAAGAAGTTTTCTGGATACTTCTTAGTTGTGGCAGATATGATTAACTGGGCAAAGAACAATAACATTCTTGTTGGTCCAGGTCGTGGATCTGCTGCAGGGTCCTTAGTTTGTTATGCCCTTGGCATTACTGACATTGACCCAATCAAGTATGGTCTTCTCTTCTTCCGATTTATTAACCCAGATCGTAATGACTTTCCAGATATCGATACAGACTTTGAAGATCGTCGTCGTGGTGAGGTAAAAGAATATCTTACTAACAAGTACAAAAACGTAGCATCAATTGCAACCTTTGTAACTTTTAAAGATAAAGGTGTAGTTCGAGATGTTGCAAGAGCATTTAAGGTTCCAATTGCTGAAGTAGACAAGGCCCTAAAGTTTACAGACACATGGGATGAATTTATTGCAAGCAAGCAGACCCTAGACTTTAGAGAAAAGTATCCAGAGGTTGTTGAATATGCTAATCAACTCCGTGGTCGAATCCGTGGAACTGGAATGCATGCTGCAGGTATTGTAACTGCAAAAGACCAGATTAGTAAGTATGCTCCTATTGAAACTAGAAAAGACGCACAAAGCGATGAGCGTGTTCCAGTAGTTGCTGTTGATATGGATCAGGCTGCAGATATTGGCCTTATTAAGTTAGACGTTTTAGGATTAAAAACACTAACAGTGCTAAAAGATACTATTGACATAGTTGAAGAAAGATATAACAAGAAGATTAATCTTTTGGAACTTCCACTAGATGACTCAGAGGTTTATCAAGATCTTTCTGCAGGATTGACAAAGGGAGTGTTTCAAGCAGAAGCAGTTCCTTATACAAACCTGTTAATTAAGATGGGTGTATATAATCTAGATGAACTGTCTGCATCCAATGCGTTAGTTCGTCCAGGTGCTATGAACACAATTGGTGCTGAGTACATTGCTCGTAAAAAAGGAAGAAAGCCAGTTACCTATGTTCATGAAATTATGGAGCCATTTACAAAAGACACTTACGGCTGTATCCTTTATCAGGAACAAGTTATGCAAGCATGTGTATATCTGGGTGGTATGTCAATGTCTGAGGCTGACAAGGTTCGTAAGATTATTGGTAAGAAGAAAGACGCTAAAGAATTTGATCAGTTTAAAGATAGATTCGTAAAGGGTGCTTCCCAACACATTTCAGAGGATGCAGCAAAAGCACTTTGGCATGACTTTGAGGCACACGCAGGATACTCATTTAACAAGTCTCACGCTGTAGCCTATTCAACATTGTCATACTGGACTGCATGGCTAAAGCGTTATTACCCAGAAGAGTTTATGTATTCTATTCTTAAAAATGAAAAGGATAAGGATGCCCGTACTGAGTATCTTATTGAGGCAAAGCGTATGGGGATTACGGTTAGGCTTCCACACATTAACGAGTCCGACATTGATTTTAAACTTGAAGGTAAGGCAATTAGATTTGGTCTAGGTAGTGTTAAGTTTATTTCAGAAAACATTGCTAACAAGATTATTGCTCAAAGACCTTTTAGTTCTTACAGGCACGTACAAGATGTAGTTGGAACAAAAGGATCTGGCATTAATAGCAGAGCCTTGGATGCCCTAAACAAAGTCGGTGGTGCTTCGTTCCACGACAATCCTAGGATTGGTAATGAAAGTGATTACTACTATGAGTATCTTGGCATACCAGAGTTCCGTTCAGACGTCCCAAGGTGGCTACAGGCCTATTTTAGACCTATTGAGGAGTACTCAGACAAAGGTTCTTTTATTATGATGGCTTTGGCTAAATCAATTAAAAGAGGAGACGGCTGGTCTAGAGTTGAGTTCGTAGACAAGACTGGAACTGTTGGGGTGTTTGATAGAGAAGACTCTTCAATAGAAACAGGAAAGATGCATATCGTTCTTGTCTGTGACAATAGAATTATGGAACACATAACTACAGATGATCTTAAAGATAAAGATAATACTTTTGTTAAGTACTTGTCTTCTAAGACTATTCCTATGGCAGACGATGAGCGTTATGTGGTATCATTTGCAGGTAGAAAAACAAAGAAAGGCGACAAGATGGCAACTGTCGTTTTAGCAGATTCAGATAAAGAGTTATATTCTGTTGTTGTCTTCCCATCAATGTATGCTGCAGCGATGGTTAAAATGAAGCCAGGATCTAGAGTAACTCCAGTGCTACAAGAAAAAGAAGATAGTTTAATATTAAAGGAGATATCATGAACTTAGATAAACTTGCATCAGACCTACACTCAACTGCTGTAGAAAAAGGATTTTGGAACTATGAACAAGATTTTGTTTTCTTTGCAAAGCAGTTAGCGATGGTCCATTCAGAAGTAACTGAAGTGCTAGAGGCACTTAGAAAAGAAAAAGGTGAGCAGCAAGTAGTAGAAGAATTAGCAGACATCCTGATTAGAGTTTTAGATCTTTATCAAGGACTAAAGGATGCTAATGTAGTTAGTCTTTCATTACATGACATCTTAGAAGAAAAAGCAAATATCAATAAAGATCGTCCAAAAATGCACGGCGTCCTGGGATGATATAATAGATGAATGCCTACATTAAACGTGGGGTCGACGGAGAAATTATCTTGGTTATCCGTGGATATGATGAAGAAGTTGTAGAGGCAGTAATAAGCAAGTTACAACACGCAAGATCAAAAGCACTAAAGACATTAGCAGAACAACTAGAAAAGGATTTCAATGGCAACGACAGCACTAGAGGAACTATTAGCAAAACTAAACCCAAAGACTAGAAAGTTAGTTCTTTCAGCATCTGAGGTAGAATATGAAAAGATCCCAACACCAAGTTTAAGTTTAAACTATCACCTTAAGGGTGGTCTTCCTGCAGGTAGACAGGTTTTATTTTATGGATCTAAGAGTAGTGGCAAGTCTTCTTTTATGCTGCAGATGATTGGTATGGCACAAAAGGAAGGAAAGATTTGTGCATTCCTTGATGCCGAAGGAACCTTTGATAAGGCTTGGGCAGAAAAACTTGGAGTAGACACTGAGCAACTTATTTACAGTCCAGTAAAATCCATTAATCATTTTACAGACCTTACAGTAGAACTCTGCAACGCAGGAATTGATATTGTGGTTGTTGACTCAATCACAGCACTTCTTCCAGGCATATTCTTTGAAAAGGATTCATCAGACCTAAAGCCAATGGATCAGACTGGACAGATTGGTAGTATTTCAAGAGACTTGGGAAATGCCGTTAAGATGATTAACTATGTCAATGAAAAAACATTGCTGGTCTTAATCTCTCAGGTTAGATTTAATATTGGTGGACTTTATGCAAGCCACACATTTACTGGTGGTAATGCAGTTAAGTTTTATTCTTCAACCGTAGTAAAGTTATTCTCTTCAGAATCAGCAAACAATGCAATTGAAGGAGACACGGTAATCGGAGACAAGATTATTAAGTCCAAGGTTGGTCGTGAAGTTGCATACAATATCGAGTTCTCTAAGACCTCTCCTGCCTTTGTTACTGGAAAGTATGACTTTTACTTTACTGGAGATGACATTGGTGTAGACCAGGTTGCTGACGTAGTTGATACTGCTGAAATGCTAGGTCTTATTGAAAAGGGTGGTGCTTGGTATACAGTCTTAGATCAAAGAATCCAAGGACGTGCAAAGGTAATTGAATACCTTCGTGAGAATAAAGAAGCATTTGAACAACTTAAGGCTAAGGTAATGGAAGCATGCTAGATCCAAAAGACTTTATTAAAAATATTGTAGATGAGACAGAAGAAGATATGGTAGATATTACTGGAAACTTCGCATGTCCAGAATGCAATGTTTCAATTAATAAAGCAAAACTAAATATGGACAACAGAAGAATTATTTATTTCTGTTCTGATTGTAACAAGATGGCTGAGGCTAAACTATGAGTGAGCGTGGTGAGATTAAACGCATGGGTGCAAAAGCCCATAAGAATTCTGGAAGAGGTTATATCCAGAAGGCTGACGCAAGTTGGGAAGGCTTCATTGTTGATATCAAAGAAGCAGGAAAGTCATTTAACCTAACAACAGATGTATGGGGAAAGATTGTTACGGATCAAATGAAAACAGATGTAGAAAAATATCCAGCATTAAAGTTGGTTATTGGTGAAAAACAAAAAGTAAGATTAGCAGTAATCGAATGGGCAGTATTGGAGGAGTTAGTAGAAGATGCCAAACGAAACAGTAATTGATTGGATTAACGAGATTGCAGAGTTTACAGAGATTCATGAGTTTGCTCAGGATAAGGAATTAGACGAAGCACTAGCCATGATCGTAAAGATTATGATGAAGCCAGATGTACCTGCGTCGCAGGCACCTGCATTGATTGCAAAGTTATCTGCTTTGTCTGCTAAGTTTGGAGTCCTTGCTACTTGGTACTCCACTATGGCAAAGGATAGATCTGGAACGCCAAACAACATTAAGAAGAATCTTTACTATACAATGAAGGAGTCGTTAGACAAACTTGTTGACGCTTTGAAGTATGTCGCAAGATATCAGGTGAACTAATGGTAGAGAATTTTATTAAAAGCATAGCCAATCAAAAGAAGAAAACCTTAGTTGACTATAAGAAGTTTCTTTCTGATGTGGATGCTGCGTATGCAGAAACCAGGCCAAGCGAAAAGTTTCAAGTTAAGAAGACTTTTTCTCCAAGCACTTTAGGATACAATCACGGAACCTGTGCAAGGTTTTGGTGGTTGGCATTTACTGGTGGAGTTTGGAAGGAAGAAGTAAGTGGTAAGGCTATTGCCAATATGGAGAATGGAACCTATGCCCACTCAAGACTAGAAAAGTTTATTAGCAAGACAGAGTTCTTTAAAGAAAGTGAACGAGAAATCTTGTCTATAGATCCACCTATCCGTGGATTTGCTGACTTGATTTTAGAGCAAGACGGTGCAGAAGTTGTTGGTGAAATTAAAACTATCAAGGAGCAGTACTACCTCGATAAGGAAATGACCAGAACTCCTAATGATAGTCACTTGCTTCAGATTCTTATTTATATGAAGGTCCTAAAGGCTAAAGAAGGATTCTTAATGTACGAGAATAAGAATACACAAGACCTTATGGTTATTCCAGTGCATATGTCAAAACAGATGAAAGACTATATGGCTTATGTTTGGGAATGGCTTAGAGAAACAAACAAGGCATTTCAACTGGGGACTATTCCAAAGAATGTGTTTAGAAAGAATGCAAAGATTTGTGGTAAGTGTCCATTAAAAGATATGTGTAGAGAAGCAGCAGAGGGCACTATCGAGATCAAACCACTGGAGGTGTCAATTGAAAAAATGCTCTGAGTGTGGAATTGACTTTCAGTTTAAAACTCATAATCAGAAATATTGCTCTTACGCTTGTTGTCGTAAAGCAACTAACAAAAAGATTATGGAAAAGTACTATGAGAAAAAAGCAAGGCTAAACGGAGAAGAAAGATTCTGTAAGTGCAATGCTTTGATCAGTAGATATAATCCAGAAAATCTTTGTCAACTTTGTATGGAAAAAGATAAGAAAGAAAACAAGGCAGCAGTGAAGGAGGCTCTAAAACATGTCCAAAGATATGCAAACAAGGCAAGTAAGCGAGAAAGTTCTAGGCGTAGATTGCAGCACAAATAATTTAGCATGGTGTTTACTTCACAATGATGTTCCAGTATCGTACGGTAAAATTGAATTTGAAGGCAATGACATTTTCGATAAGATTAAAGACGCTAGCATTAAAGTTAAGTCTCTTAAAGATCTACTCGATTATGACTCCGTTGCTTTTGAGGGTGCAGTTTTCGTTAACTCCCCTAAGACAGCCACGCTTTTGGCTTATGTGTATGGTGCTAGTATTGGTGCTCTTATGAAGAATAAAAGTACTAAGATGATTACTGTAGTGCCAGTTGCGTGGCAAGCATTTATTGGCAACAAGCCATTGACCAAGATGGAGAAGTTGTCAGTAAACTCTATGAATCCAGGAAAGAGTGAATCGTGGTTAAAGAATGAACAAAGAAATTATCGTAAGAGAAGAACAGCCTCTTGGGTCAAACGGCAATTTGGTATTGAGGTTAGCGACTATGACGTGGCTGATGCTTTTGGCATTGCATACTATGGGTCTTATAAGGTAAACTCAAATGGGTAATACATTTTATAAAAACAGGTATTGGATGTGGCGTAGATACGTAACTCAAAAGGCTACTATTGACGAGATAGCAGACGAGTGTGGCGTATCACATCAGACAATTTATAGGTATTTAGTTGAATATGGATTTATTAAGGGAGGAAGAAAGTGGTCAAAAAATTGACAAATGCTAGTTTAGAAGATATAATGGAAGCGTTGCAAGGCGATAACAAGACTCAAGAGTTAATTGCAAATGAGACTTTAAGAATTGGATCACTCCTTGTAAACAAGAATAAGGCCTATGGAAATAGTGCCCTTGAACCTGTTAGAATCTTTAGTAGGGCTAACAGTATGGAACAACTTGCCGTCAGAATTGATGACAAGTTATCTAGACTTTCAAGAGGACACGAATACGTAGGGGATGACACACTAGATGATCTAGTTGGATACCTTGTTCTTCTATTAGTAGCAAGGAAGAGACAGAAGCAAGATGAGTGAAATTGAAGTAGCAGAACGTTCAGAAACTATTGCAAAGGTTGTTGAGGAATTCCTCAGAGGCAACACAAGCCCACTTGCAATTGGCAAAGCCCTTAATATGTCAAGAAACGAAGTTGTTGAGGCTTTGAATGAGTGGAGAGCAATTGTTAGCAATAACAGTACTGTTCACGAACGTGCCAGAGAGGCTTTATCTGCTGCAGACCAGCACTATGCAATGTTAATTAAAGAAGCATGGAGAACAATTGACGATGCAGATCAAGCAGGAGACTTAAGAACAAAAGCCACTGCGATCAAACTAGTTGCTGACATTGAAGGAAAAAGAATTGAGATGCTGCAAAAAGCAGGCTTGCTAGAAAACAATGAAGTCGCATCTATGATTGCAGAGACAGAAGAAAAGCAAGAAGTCTTAGCATCTATCCTTAGAGATGTAGTTGCTGACTGCGATAAGTGCAGATCTGAAGTTAGAAAGAGACTTGCAGATTACAGTGGCAAGGCAGAGATTATTCAAGTTTATCCAGCAAGGGCAGAGTAGTGACAGGATTTAATGACTTCCTAGATATTCTAGGTGGCGATGATTTTGATGAACGCCCAGTAATGATTGAAGAGTTTGTAACATCTACCAAATACTTAGACCTACCACCACTATCAGAATTACAATATCAATCTATTCGTGCAATGAGCCAGGTGTATAAAAAGTCAACCCTCATTAATCTATATGGCGAAGAAGAAGGACTAAAGCGTTATCAACAAACTTGCAATGAAGTTATCTTGCAGTTAGGAAAAGGATCTGGAAAAGACTATATGTCTACAATTGCTGTAGCCTATATGGTTTATTTATTGCTATGTTTAAAGGATCCAGCAAAGTATTTTGGAAAGCCACCTGGTGACTCTATTGATATTATCAATATTGCAGTTAACGCACAGCAGGCTAAGAATGTTTTCTTTAAAGGTCTTTCTAATAGAATTGAAAAGTCTCCTTGGTTTGCAAACAAATATATTAAGAAGGCTGACAGCATAGATTTTGATAAGAACATATCTTGTTACTCAGGCCACTCAGAAAGAGAAGCGTTTGAAGGATACAACGTTATTGCAGTTATCCTTGATGAGATTTCTGGATTCAGCCTAGACTCTACATCTGGAAATGACCAGGCTAAAACTGGAGATGCAATCTATGATATGTATCGTGCATCTGTAGACTCCCGTTTTCCAGACTTTGGAAAGGTAGTCCTGCTATCGTTCCCAAGATATAAGGGTGACTACATTCAGCAAAGATACGAAGCCGTGGTGGCAGATAAAGAAGTTGTAATGAGATCCTATGAGTTTATCCTAGATGAAGAACTAGGAGACGCAGAAGGAAACAAGTTTACTATTGAATGGGAAGAAGACCATATTAATGCATACAAGATTCCAAAGGTCTTTGCAATGAAGAGACCTACTTGGGAGGTTAACCCAACAAGAACTATTGATGACTTTAAGGTAGCGTTCTTTACAAATCCAGCAGATGCATTATCTCGTTTTGCTTGTATGCCATCAGAAGCAATTGATGCATTCTTTAAGTCCAGAGAAAAGATCGAAACTGCATTCTCAGAATTTGATCCAATTACAGACGATGGTAGATTCCACGATTGGTTTAGTCCAGAGGATGAAAAGGAATATTTTATTCACGTCGACCTTGCCCAAAAGCATGACCATTGTGCTGTCACTATGGCACACATTGACAGATGGGTTTATATTAAACAGTTTAATAACTATGAGCAAAAAGTCCCAGTTGTTAAAGTCGACTTTGTTAAATACTGGACACCTAAGCCAAACGAGGCAGTCAGTTTTACTGAGGTAAAAGAGTTTATCATTAACATTAGAAGAATGGGATTCCCATTAAGAATGGTTACGTTTGACCGTTGGAACTCATTTGAAATGATGACGGACCTTAAAGCAGTCGGTATTTATACTGAGAATTTGTCTGTGGCAAAGAAGCACTATGAAGATATGTCTATGGTTATATCTGAAGAGCGTGTTAAGGGACCAAGAATTGAATTGTTAATTAATGAATTATTAAGATTGCGAATCATTAAGGATAAGGTGGATCACCCAAGAAAAGGCTCTAAAGACCTTGCAGACGCCACCTGTGGGGCAATCTACAATGCACTTACAAGAAGCACCAGAACAGAGTTCGGTGATATTGAAGTCCACACTTACGCAGATAATAAAAGAGATAATCGTCTTGAAGAAGAGAAGAGAATGAAAAAAGAAGGAGTTACCCATACACCTAGATATCCAATGCCAAATGACATTGAAGATTATCTAGGATCATTACGCATTGTCTGATAGGATGTTAATGAAAGGGGGTGCTCACTTTGGGTCTACCAATTACAAATGGCAAAATTACTACACCTTACAAGAAACTTGGTAAGATGTGGAGCAAAGGCTACCACACAGGTGTGGATTTTGCAGTTCCAGGAGGAACACCAATTGTTGCAGTAGCAGATGGAAAGATTGAAAATGCTAACTGGGGAGCCAGTTATGGTACACAATTAGTACAAAAAGTTTCAGGTGGTTGGGTAATTTATGCTCATCTATCTGCAGCAGATGTCAAGCCTGGTGCTACAGTAAAGAAAGGACAGGTCATAGGAAAATCTGGGAATACAGGAAATTCTTCTGGTCCTCATCTTCACTTTGAAATGAGATCAAATATTAAATGGAGTGCTGGACAGGATATTGATCCTGCAGCAATTCTTGCATCTTAATCAATTAACAAAATAGGGTAGTGGGTTTTCTGAACTCACTATCCTATTTATTGTATAATTAACTTGTATGTCATTCTTATGGCATCTAGGAGAAAAGGATTAAGAGATTAGTACTAAGGTCAGCATTTATAACAACATTGTTGGTGTTTTGGCTACTACTATTATCACAAAAAGAAGCCTACGCTGAAGAAGTTACCACTGTCCAAATAACCCCCTCAGAATCATCTACTGCCACAACTATAATCTTAACGCCAACAGCCACTATAGAGGCAGCCCAGGTTGCTATAACTCAGGCTGAAACAGCAACGGCGTTGATCCAAACACAAGCAACAGCCATCACACAGCCTACAGAGACTGTTACAGCCACTATCACAGAGGCTCAGAACTCAATACAACAGGCCAAGGCAGTAGTTGATAGTGCTACTGTGGCTATTGCTAATCAAGAATCTGCAACCGTTGTAGCAAATGCAGCAGTGCAAGAAAAGAATATAGCCCTTGCAAATGTAGAGACAGCCACTGCTAGGGTCAATACTCAAACTCAAATTGTAGCCTCAGACAGTGCAACTGTAACATCTGCTCAGGCTGCAGTTAATGCTTCAGTAGTTGAAACTGTTGTAAACGGTGTCAAGGCAACTACCTACGAATACAGTGGAAATCCAAACGCTCAACTACCTACAGCAAGCACAACCCCACTTTCAACAACAACTGTTGCATCTCTTTCTCATGTTTGGGAAGGTGGTCAGGTTCTTAACTCAGGAAAAGTTGACCGAGTTATAGTTAAGTTTGAAGGAACCATCACACTTCCAGAAGAAGCAGCCCTAGTTAGATATAACACATATGCAGATGATGGAACTAGACTTTATATTGATGGTCAGGTAGCAATTAACAACTGGGTAGATCAAGGAACATCTTATAGTCCTTATAGCCAAACATATGATGTTTCTACAGACAAGAAGCAAGATTTTGTTCTTTGGTATTATGAAAATGGTGGAGGGGCAGAAGTTCATTTAGGATGGTTAATTTTTCGTGCTAACGGAACTGGTTACTTTACATTTCCACAGGCATCAGCATTTTCAACCATCACAACAACTCAAGATCCAGCATTGGTTCAAGCACTGGAGACTGCCAAGCAGACTCTTGTAACAGACACTCAAGTTTTAAATACATATATTGGACAACAGACTAGTGCACAAAATATTGCAACACAAAAAAATGAGTCTGCAACAGTAGCAATAAATAATTTAACATCTGCTACCAATGCAACAACTCAAGCAATCTCAGCAATTGCTCCTGCTATTTCAAATATGAATGCTGCAGTTTCAGCAGCAGATGCAGCAGTTGATAGCAAACTAGCAGAAGAAGAAGCAGCACGACAGGCTGCTGCAGCAGCAGAGGCTGCAAGACTTGCTGCAATCGCAGCAGAGAATGCACGTATTGCTGCAGAGCAAGCATATCAAGCAGAACAAGCAAGACTTGCTGCAGAGGCAGCAGCAGCAAAAGCAGAAGCAGATAGAATCGCAGCAGAGGAAGCAGCAGCCAAAGCAGAGGCTGATCGTATAGCAGCAGAAGAGGCTGCAGCAAAAGCAGAGGCTGACAGAATTGCTGCAGAAGAAGAAGCAGCAAAGGCAAAGGCTGATGCTGAAAAAGCAGAGGCAGAAAGATTAGAAGCAGAAGCAGAGGCAGCACGACAGGCAGAGGAAGATGCAAAGGCTGAAGCAGAAGCAAAGAAAGCAGAAGAAGAGGCTGCTAAACAAGCAGCAGAAGATGCTAAAGCAGAGGCTGAAGCAAAAGAAAAAGAATTAGAAAACGCTAAGGCTGAGGAGGAAGCAGCAAAGGCTGAAGAAGAAAAACTAGATAAGATTCTTGAAGATGCAAAAGAAGGTAAGGAATTAACTGAAGAACAAAAAGAAGTTGTTGTTGCTTCGTTGCTTGAAGATCTCAAGCCTGGAGAATCTTTATCTGCTGCAGATATTAAAGCATCTGGAGTTTCTTATTCAGACCTACCACCTTCAACACCAGTTGAAGTTCGTACAGATGAAAACGGAAACGCATTAATTATTACAGCCCAGGTTGCTGCAAATGTTGAACTTGTTCAAGATCCAGGTGCATTATTAGAAGCAGCGTTTACAGATCCAGGAGCAGCATTAGCAGCACTAGGAAGTATTGGTGCAGATATGACTGCAGAAGAAAGAGAAGAGGCTACAGATATGGTTGTAGCAACAGTTGTGGCAACGGGAGCAGCATTGAATGCTGTTGGCCTTGCAGCAGGTGGTTCTTCACCAGCAGGTGGTGGATCATCAGGTGGTGGACCTAGTGGTGGAACAAATTCAGGTGCTACAAGGAGGAATGGAAAATGGTAAAACTAATAAAAGATATCCTAGATCAACAATGGACTCTCCTTGGTATGTTTATTGCCTGGGTTGTTTTAGACGGGTCTGCAAAGACCGTAGTTGGTTACGGAATATTAATAACCATGACGACTTGGATATTAAGTTATCCAATTCGTAATAGAGAGGAGGAGTAAATATGGCAAGAAAGAAAGTAGACGTAACGATTACTGATCCTACTACAGGAGAAGAAGTTATTGGCTCAACAGCCGTAACTAACCTATGGAATATTCTTATGAGAATCATTGCAGTTTTTGCAGCGTCAGGACTATCAATCATAGGTGCAGGTTCCCTAGTTGGAATCGATACAATCACAGCAGTAATTATGGCTGGAACTCTTGGAGTCGCTACAGTAGTTGAAAAACTAGCAAGAGCGTTCCTAGATGACGGTAAGTTAAGTGCTTCTGAGATTAACGAAGCATTCAGTGCAGTTGACAAGAAAGCAAATAAGTAGTATAATTTAGCCACTAACCAATTATTTATGGAAGGTGGCTAGATTATTTTTGATTTAAATACAGTGCCAAAGTTTAATATAATTCCATCAAAAATTAACAAGGTTAGAATAACCGAAGATGATATCAATTATTATTTGTTTAATGATGATAGGCAATGGATGGTTTTAGGTAAAAAGAATTTGGACGAAATTGAAGATCTTTATTCTTCATACGACCTAGCAACTGGCAACGTACTGATGTCTGGTCTTGGTTTTGGAATTCTTGCTTTGTGGGTGGCTCAAAAAAAAGGAGTAAACTCTGTTACCGTAGTAGAATCATCTAAAGAAGTTATTGATATGTTTCTTAATACAAACATCCTTCCAAGTAATGTTACCATTATCAATGAAGACATTAATAACTTTAAAACTCAGGAAACATTTGATGCCCTTCTGTTAGATCACTATGAGTTAGAAGATCCAGAAGACTGTTTAAAGAACATGAAAGAAATTGCTAGCCAGATCCCTCATAAAACTTTTTGGTCTTGGTCTATGGAACTAATGTTTTTAATAAGTTTAGATTTCCACTTTGATCAGGCAACAAAAGAAAACTGGGATAACTTTACATTAAAGTATTTTCCAGACGAAGAGTCTCTTAGGTCAATGGACTTTGAATCAATTAAAGGATACACTGACATCTGGTATTCAAACTACTATAGGCACTGACTTGACATATCCAATAAAGGATGGGATAATTAAGCCATGGAAACAATAATCAAAGTTCTTAATGCTACAGACAGATGTGACTCCTGTGGGGCACAGGCCTATGTTAAGGTCAAAGGTATCACTGGTGAACTGCTATTTTGTGGACACCACTATAACGCCATAGTTGATGACCCAATTGGATATGCTAAAATGATGAGTTTCATGCTTGAGATACTAGACGAAAGAGACACGATCTAGTAATATAAGATTCCTATTTGACATGTAAAACGTCAATAGGCTATAATAGTATCTGGCAATCATGCCAAATACAAAACCAATCGAAAGGTAATAATGAAGAAAATGACAATCGGTGCAGTAGTAACTGCACTTCTAGGATCAGTTTTGCTTGCAACATCTGCAAGTGCAAACGTTCCAACAGTCGTACTTACGGTAGCAACAGTTGCCGATAACGACGCAAACACACAGGCTGGTGCAGCAGTAGTTACTGTTCCATCAGATAACAAGGTAGACGCTGCAGATGCAGTTCGTTTTGCCATCAGTGGCATTGAGACAGGAACTGCAGTCACTGCAGTTGCAACAAATGCTACAATCGTAACAGCACTCCATACAGATGCTGCTCCAGTAACTTCTGCATCAGGATCATCAACATGGTCTGTTAATACAGGAACTGGATCTACAGCAGAGTTTTATGTATATACTAAAACTACAGCAGTTGGAACTGTAACAATCAATGTAAAGGGAAATTCTTTCGTTTACTATGTAAAGGGAACTGCTGGTCCAGCGTACAACCTAGTTGTAACAACGCTTGACTCAGTAAGCACCTCTTCAATCGTAGAAGCACAAGTTAAGGTCTCAGATGTTTTTGGAAACGTTCCATCTGCAACAACTCCAGTAGTTACAGCAATTGGAGCAACAGCAGGAACAGTATCTGCATCTGATACAGCAACTGGAGTTTCTAAGGTTAACATTACATATCCAGCAACTGCTTCTCGTGCAGCACTTCAGTTTGCAATTACTGCTACTGATGTTGTAGGCCTTCCTGCAGCAGTTAAGACAGTAACTAGATTCGTAGATGTTGCAGACCTTGCAACAACAAACGCATCACTAGTTGCTCAACTTGCAGCAGAGCGTACTGCTCGTGCAGCATCAGATGCAAAGGTACTTGAACTTACCTCTGCACTTGCTACAGAAAAGGCTGGTCGTGCAAGCGATTCAGCAACTGCAACAACTGCAGCAACAACTGCAAAGGCATCTGCTGATCTAGCACTTGCTACATACAAGGCTAAGTACAATGCTCTTGCAAAGAAGTGGAACGCAAAGAATCCACGTGCAAAGGTAGCACTACTTAAGTAGTCCTTTAATATTAGAGGGGGTGGGCTTTACAGCCCATCCCCTTTATGTTATAATTAGAAAGTCGAAAGGTAAGCAGTGCCAAAAATTATATTTGAATCTAGAACTCCAGTAACTCAGGCTTTTCCACAGCCAGAACCTGCTTCTAAAATGATCCCACAATGGTGGAAAGATCTTCCACATTATTTATGGGGTGAAGATAAATTTAGCATGCAGGCTTACAGAAGAGATGGTAAGAATGGTGAGTCTTCTGGCAATGGAGTTCCAAATGTTGGATTAAAAAGATGCTTACCAATCTTAGATGGATTAACTGCTGGATATATTATTAAGTCTCATTGCGATATAGAATTTGCATATAGAGATGGTGCCAATAGAAACAATACTACTCAAGAAGCATTCTTTGCCTCTTCAATCAACCCAGTAACCAGATGGAGCACTGATCAATTTAAGGGGTATGACATTCCCGAAGGATATTCAGATCAAGTATACAAATGGAGTGGGCATTGGATTATAAAGACGCCACCAGGATACTCAACTTTGTTTATCCATCCAGTTGGCTACAACTCCCTACCTTTTAAAACAATTGCAGGTGTTGTTGACACTGATAAGTTAGAAACAGATGTGAATCCACCATTCATTATTCAAAAAGATTTTGAAGGAATTATTGAGGCAGGGACTCCAATAGTTCAAGTAATACCATTTAAAAGGGATGAGTGGGAAATGGAAATCACTCACATCCCTGAAGTAGAACAACAAATAAGGCTAGAAAGATTGCTTAGAAAGATTGTAAGTTCTTACGGTAGACACTACCGTGTTCCAAAATCCTATAAGTGATATAATAATCAAGGCTGGTGTGAGGCTTTATCTTAGGATGAATAGTTACCATACCATAGAGCAGGTGAGACAGCATAACGCTTTCCCCATTCGACGCAGGTCAAAAGGACCTCGCACCAGTCTATAAAATAAAAGGAGATAGAATGGCAGCAGTACAAGGATCAGCAGCAAGAATTGTAGAAGTAGCACTTGCTGAAGTTGGAACCATTGAGGGTCCAAAAGATAATGAAACAAAGTATGGTAAGTTTACAAAAGCAAACTTTCAACCATGGTGTGGTTCATTTGTTATGTGGTGTGCTAACCAAGCAGGAGTAAAGGTACCTAATACCGTATACACCCCTGCAGGAGAGGCTGCATTTAAGAAAATGAATCGTTGGGCAGATGCACGTAATGACGATCCAACTCCAGGAGATATCATCTATTTTGATTTTCCAGAAGATGGCGTCAACAGAACATCTCACGTAGGTATCTGTGTAAAAAATAATGGCGACGGAACAATCCAAGTTGTTGAAGGAAACACTTCAGGAACTGCAAAAGGAGATCAGCGAAATGGTGGCATGTGCGTAGAGAAGACTCGTGCATATGTTAAAGACAACAAGAAGAAGTTGATCAATGGTGTAGTTGGTTGGGGTCGTCCTAACTATGTTGGTGAAGAGGGTGCTGCACTAGCAGTTAAACTACCACCAAAGCCAAAAGCAGCAAAGCCAGCAGCCAAGAAGTAAACACTTGACAGGCCTTGCCTAATAGTCTATAATTGTCCTGAGTACGACACAAAACTGCTCTTTATAATTAGATAGGGAATAAATGCCAGAACTTAAATACATTAAGTCAAAAGATATTTATGTTGACCGAAATGAGCAAAGAAAAAATAAAAGAAGAAAGTTTGTCTGGCAATACAAACTAGATCACCCAACGTGTGTTGATTGCAACGTTGACTACCCACCACCAGTTTTAGATTTTGATCATCTTAGAGATAAGGTTGCTAACATTTCTGAGATGGTTAAGACAGCAACTCCTATGGAAGTGTTGTTAGAAGAAATAGCAAAGTGCGAAATAGTATGTTCTAACTGTCACAGGATGAGAACATATAATCGTAGCAAGGTACTATAGTTCAGTTGGTTAGAACGCCACCCTGTCACGGTGGAGGTCAGGGGTTCAAGTCCCCTTAGTATCGCTAGTAGGTATAATATAACTATAACTTAGGAGGTTATTATGAAAGAAAGAGTCCTGTTGGACTTCTGGGCAGAGTGGTGTGGACCATGCAAGATGATGAACCCAGTAATTGACGAACTAGAAAAAGAGTACCCAGATTTAAAGATTGTAAAGATTGACATTGATGCTGATGCAGAGATGGTTCAAAGATACAACATCAAGTCAGTACCAACATACATTCTTGAAGAAGACGGCGAGATCGTTAAGTTTGTTATTGGTGCTATGCCAAAGCCAAGATTTATTAAAGAGTTAGGTCTGTAATGGACATTCATGAGTGGGTAGCCTACGGGCAAGAAAAGGGATGGGTGTCTGAAGCCTTTTGTAATACACACGATGGAGATCCATATATGACGGAGGAAGAGCAACAAGAATGGGAAGATGGTGGAGACCCATGCATGTTCGTTCTTAAACTTATAGATGTATAATTATCTTGTATGGAATATACAGGATTTGCAACTAAAAAAGAACGGTTGGAATATCTAATAAGCAGAGACGGAGATCTATGCTTTATTTGTCAACTTCCCTTTGACAAAGATGCAGCCACAATAGATCACTGGATTCCATTATCAAAAGGTGGCACTTGGGATATTGACAACTTGAGATTGACCCACAGACAGTGTAACAACTGGAAAGCGGATCAAGTTCCAGATAAAAATGGAAAGGTTGTTAGGCAGGTCAAAGATAGAAGAAAGGTAGTGAAGCGTAGCAATGGAAGAAGAGGATCTCTACATCCAGTACCTCATTGAGGCTGGAGCAATTGAAATAGTTGCTCTAAACGATGACGGTGAGTATAGGTTTAGCATCACTGAGAAGTGTGCTGAGATTGCACCAGAACTATACCATTCTTATATTGAAGACATTTCAATGATGATGTTTGAACTGTGGACCAAGGATATGGTTGATGTTTCTATGTCAGATACAGCAGAGTGGATCTTTAGGTTAACGGACAAAGGTTTAAATATGGACCTATATGACCTAGATCCGTTTGAGCGTGAGTTGCTACAGAATATGCGTTCAGCATTAGGTTAATTATGATAAAATGGTCTAGGAGGAAAGTATGCTAACACTAAAAGAAGGCGACATGGTAATGGGTAAAACCACAGAGGGTATGGTCCATGGCATGATTGAACACATTATGATTGAGGGTGGAACCCTAGGAACACCTGGAACAGAGTTTGCTATTGAGTCTATGCCTCCAGACAATCCAGCAATGTCAGTTAGAATTTATATTGAAAAAGATGGCACATGGAAGCCAACTGCTTTTAGCATTGGAATGATGTACAAAGATGCAGTTAAAATTGAATCAGATCACAGCATGGATAAGTCAGAAGAATTATACGAGTCAGACAATGAAGATGAAGATAAATGGGATAATCTTACAAAAGCATGTTGGTCTGGTTATAAGCAAGTAGGTATGAAAGAAAAGAACGGACGCCAAGTTCCAAACTGTGTTCCGATCAAACAATCAATGTGGAAGGGTGCGATTATTCCTAGTTCTAAGAATCATTAGTAGGATATAATGTAATCATGGCAAGCGTCAATAATACTCCAGGAACATTAAATATCACGCTTTACCGTGGTGATACTTATTACGCTATCGCAACAGTAAAAGATAATGGTGGCACAGCCATCAATTTAACAAATTATAGCATTAAAGCAGAGATTTACGGACCAGATCTACAACCTTTGACCTTCACTTCAACTGCAACAGTCACACAAAAACAAAGAGAATTAGTTGGTGGAACAACATACGCAACCCTAACATTAAGCCAAAACCATAACTTTGATACTAATCAGACTATTACTGTAGCAGGTGTTGGTGTAGGATGGGATGGAACTAGAGTTATTACTTCAGTCACTGCAACCACTATAACATATCAGTCAACTGGTAGCGTTGTCACTCAGGAAAATGCAACTGGAACAGTAACCTCTAGCGTAAAGGCAGAGTTCCAGATTGGAAACAAAGCATCTGAAATTACTGCTGGAAAGATTCATATGTTCCTGCCAGATGGTGTAAGCAAAAGACTACCAGACAATGCAGTATATGATCTTGAAATTGCAAGAAAGACAAACTTAACAGACTTTGGTGACGATGCACTTAATGCATTTGACGATCACTGGACTGTTCAAACTATTTTAAAGGGAGAAATTGATGTTGTTGAAGACATTACATATAGCGTAACTGCTTCAACAGATACAACTAGGGGGCAATTGACATAATATGGCAATTAATGTAATAGTAGACGAAGGAACAAATGATGTCGTTCAAGTAGATGTGGCGTTAGCGTATCCATCGCACACGCACACAGTTACAGATATTACAAACGTTGCAGAAGATATTCAAGACCTAGTTGGTGCTATGGTAACTACAAATACCGAATCTGGTATTGACGTTACTTATGACGATACAACTGGAAAATTAAACTTCAATGTAGGTGACTTTACATTAACCCTAGATGGTGATGTAAGTGGAACTGGAACAGTAACAAACCTTGCTAACGCAACCATTACAACAACAGTTGCAGATAACTCACACAACCACGTATCTACCAACATAACAGACTTTACAGAGGCTGTACAGGATGCTGCACAGGCTATGGTTGTAGCAGCCACACATTCTGGTCTAACAGTATCATATGACGACATCTTAAATACATTAACATTTAATGTTAACGATCCAGTAATTAGTATTGCAGGAGATGCAACTGGATCAGCAACAATGACCAATCTTGGTAATACCACAATTACTATTGATCTTTCAGACACTGGAGTTACACCAGCAACATACGGAGATGCTAACTCAGTATCACAATTTGCAGTAGATGTTGATGGTCGTATTACAAGTGCATCAAATGTCGACATTGCAATTCCTTCTACTCAAGTAACAGACTTTACTGAAGCAGTACAGGATTCTGCTGCACCACTTCTTAACCATGCTGGACATACAAATGTTACAGCATCATACGATGACGTAAACAACAGAATAGTTTTGACTGGTGCTGGTAATGTTCTAAGCGTTAATGGCGAAACAGGAGTTGTAACTATAACAACTGGAGATATTGCTGAAGGCAATGACGGAGATCCAGCAACAACAAACCTATGGTTTACAGATGACCGTGCAAAAGATTCTGCAGGGGCGTTAATTAATGGAGCAACAAAGACTGGTATATCAACCACATACGATTCAGCAACTAACGGATTAACAATTTCTAACACTGGTGTGTTAGCAATCAATGGAACTACAAATCAAATAGTAGCAACTACAACAAATGGAATTACCACTGTAGGCTTGGCAACAGATGTAACCATTCCAAATAATTTAACAGTAACTGGTAACTTAAGTGTACTTGGTACTGAAACTATATTTAATGCAGGAACTATTACAACAGAAGATACAACTATTCTTATTAACTCAGCACAAACTGGCACTCCAGCAAGTACTTTAAAGTCAGGTATTGAAGTTGCAAGAGGAGATCTTACTAATGCAATCCTTGCTTGGAGCGAAGCAAACCAGCAATTTGCTTGGAGTTTAGACGGTGGAGATACATATAAAGTTCTTAGCCAAGTAGACTCAGTAAATGGTTTTATTGGTACAGTAGTTCTTGACACAGACGATGTATCAGAAACTGGAACAGCAACAAATTTATGGTATACCAACCCAAGAGTTGACAGTAGAGTTTCTTCTTATTTTGGAACACCCTCCCATCCATCTATAACTTCAGCAATGGCTTTGCCAACAACTGCTGGAGACCCATTAATCTACCAGGCTGAGGTTAACTTTGCACCAAAGACAAAAATTTATGTTAGAAATAACGGCACTACCGATATTAACGCAGGCAGTTTTGTTAGTATTAGTGGATATGCTAGTGGATCGACTGTACCAAATGTTGTTTTAGCAAGTGCTGGAACTCCATCAACAATGCCATCAATAGGAATAGCAGAAGAAACCATTCCAGCATCAAGTAATGGATACATAACAAGCCAAGGATTAATAGCAGCATCCACCTTTGAAATTACTGGTGCAGTTGTAGGATCAGAACTATACGTTGGGCTAAACGGAGTTCCGTCAATAAGCCCACAACAATATAACTTTGTTACACAGAGAATGGGAATTCTTGTTAAACTATCAAGTGCTATAGCAACATTTGATGGAGCCATATATTTGTATGGACCTGGGCAGGTAGAAATTGCTCCAAGTTTACAAGAAAATTATTTTTATCTAGGTGGACCAACCAACATATCTTCAGACCCAGTTTTGTTTGCTATAGAAAATATTGTTACTCAAGGGTATGCAAATCAAGCAGCATTACCAACTGGTGCAGACTCTGGTGCTTTTGGATATGTAGCAGACTCTGGAGACTTGTATATAAAGAGTGGAACTGTATGGAAGGCTTTAACATACTTAGGACACGACCACGTATCAACTGACATTACAGATTTTCAAGAAGCAGTAGATGATGAAATCTTTAACTTCTTAGATGGACAATTAAATCTATTTGGATTAAACTTTGTATACGATGACCTTACCAACACTGGAACTCTTGCCGTAAGAGATGCCGAAGTTACATTTACCATTGATGGAGATGTTGAAGGTACAGCAACAATCACTCAATCAGCACACGGAGATATTGAACTTACAATCCCAGTTGCATTTAATGGATTACAAACATCAGCATTCATTTATGACACACTGGACCACGTTAATCATGAAAACGTTGTAGTAGATTATGTAGCAGAGGATCCAATTACTGGATTACCACAGATACAAATTAAGATTCCAACACCAAAAACACAAGAAGAAATTCAAGATTGGGTTGAACCATTACTAAATCATACTAACCATACAAACGTTACAGTCACATATGATGATGGTCCAAACCAACTTCTTCTTAGTGTTCCAGATTCAGTAGACTTAATTCAGTTTGGAACTAGACCAGCAGTCAATGGTAACGTAACTGTAGGATTATTAGATATAACATCTGCTCTTGGATACACTCCAATTGGAAATACCCAAACAGAAGTGGTTACAGACCTTGTAGCACCTTCTTTAGTACACGATAATCACGTAAACCTTGTGGCAGTTTATGATGACGACAGTGATAGAATTGTCTTTGAAGTTCAAACAGCAGGTGCAGCATCAGTAGGATCACTAACCAACTCATGGTGGTTGGGTGCATAATAACGAAAGAGGTATAATAGAAACATGTCAGGATATTTAAGACCCCAAACAGAGGAAACCCTCTTTGAGCCAATTGAAACGTATGTCGATCCAGTATCGAAAATTCGTGTTTCTACACCATCTAACCTTATTGATACAGACTTTGAATATGGTCTACAGGAAACACGTTGGGAGACAATCGAACTTGTTAACAACATTCCTACCTTCTTTTCTAGACCTGGACAAACTGCCCTTTCTCACACAAGTGTCCTTGCCACACAAGGCTCAGACATTGTTCAGGTAGTATGCAGCACTGAGCACAACCTATCTGTTGGTTCTCCTATTATCGTATCTGGACTTACTACCAACATTGCAGAAGGTGCGTTCGTAGTTAGCCGTCTTGTTTCAGCATTCATTATTGAATACAAAGCAAAGAAGACAATGAATTTTGCTGGAGTTACTCCAGGTGGTACAGTTGAAATTAAAGATGATACAACTCAAATTTTTGGTGGTCGTTTATATCAGGCTACCCAATACAAACTAGATACACTAGGTTCAATTAGAACAGACGGTGCAGTGCCTTCAATCCTTACCGTTGACACAATCTATCCACACGGATTTAGCGTAGGAACAAAGTTTATTTTGTCAAACACTGTTGGTGGAAAGACTTTAAGATTTAATGCAGCAAGTATTATACCTACAAACGTAGATACTCTAACTGCTACAGTTGAAACAAATGCAACAACTTCCCTTGAAGGTTATTCAAAGTTTGCATTCGTTCCTTATGACTGGAGAGGAAAGGTCTCAGGATTCTTCCAAGCATCTAATGTAGATTACAATGCTTCTACAATTACAATTACATCTCATGGATTTACAACTGGAGATCCAGTTATGTATGTTGGTCCATATGAAGACACACTAGTCGGTGGACTTACAAACTATTCTTTGTACTATGCAGTAAAGATTGATAACAATACTGTTGCTCTCTCATCAACTGAAATTGACGAATATAATACAGCAACTTTAGTTCAATTTACAAGAAATGGAACAAGTAATTTTGGACAGCATGCACTATTTTTTGCAAACAAAGTTGCTTCTGCAACAGTTGCTGACGTTATTACAACAACAAATAACCTTAAAGGGGTAGAAGAAGACGATCCAGTGTTTGTTTTTTCAACTGGAACTGGTCTAACTGCTGCTTCTCCACACAAGTCAACTAACAACCACACTGTAACTAACTATGTAAAACTTTATGTCAACCAGGCTAATAAGACTGAAGCAAGAGAAACATGGACTAACAGTGGAACATCTTTAGACGTTGTTACAAATGTATTTACAGTGCCAAGCACATCTGGTTTTACAACTGGTGATGCCGTAACATATTACTCAAACTCTGGAACAATTCCAACTGGACTTACTAGTGGTAACACATACTACATTCGTGTTCGTTCTTCCACAACAATGTCTCTACACACATCTGCAGCAGGTGCCTCTAGCGACACATTACAGGTTGACGTAACATCAACTGGTACTGGAACAAGTACAGTTATTAAGCAAAACAGAACATTAAGATTAGGTACTGCTCCAGCAGGTACTGGAATTCTAGATATTAACGGAACTACCATTAATGGAACTACATGGATTGTAGTTGGAATTATGGAAGAAAACTACGACAGCGTATATGTTCCAAATCATGGATTTTCTAGTGACGATGTTGTTCTAGTAGAAACTGCTTCTGGAGAAGGTGGACCAGTAGATGAAAACTATGGAAAAATTACTGCTCTTGCAACAACTGGAATTAATACAACATCAAACGTTATTACAGTTGATGATGGATCAAGGGTTAACACAGGAACTCCAGTATTTTTAACTGCACAAAGTGCAGAAACAACATTTAATGCTAACGCTGGTGTTAACCTAGCAACCGATGTTATTACAGTTGCAAGCACAACAGGATTTACAACTGGAGATGCAGTAACAGTAAAGCATCGTGCCCGTCCACTCTCATTTGAGCAGGCAAACGGAATCGATCCAGTAACTGATCAAATTACTGTACCATCAACAGAAAACTATGTAAGTGGACAAGAAGTAGTTTACTACAATGGTGGAGACGTTGTACCTAACGGATTAACAAGTGGCTCAACATACTTTGTAAGAGTTATTAACTCAACAACAATTAGTTTGCACGGAAGCAAGGCTGGAGCACAAGGAAACAATAACACTGTAGACTTAGTTGCTCGTGGCTCTGGAGTTGGAGCATTGAAACCAGTAAATGCACAACCAGGTGGTTTAACTGATAACGGAACTTATTATGTAAGAGTAGCAAGTGGTACAACATTTACTCTTCACGCTTCTTCAGCAGACGCTATTGCAAATAACAATTTAGTTAACATCACTGCTTCAGGATCTGGAACTGCTACTATTACACAAAGCAGCCCAACTCTTGCAGGTGGGTTGACAAACAATACTAAATATTTTGTAAGAAAGACAGGAACCAATACATTAACTCTTCATCCTACTTTAGCAAATGCAATTGCTAACACTTCAATTGTAGACATTACAACAGTTGGAACAGCAAAAGTTCAGTTGGCTATTGTGGCTCCTACTGTAAGCAACCTATCAGCAATTGATACTGCAACAGAAATTTTAACAATGGTAAATGGAGACGCTACAACCTTTAGAACTGGACAAGCAGTATTGTTTACAATGGACGACGGGACTACAACCACTCCCTTTACAAGCACTCCTCAAGTTGTTCCAGGCCGTAATTACTACATTAGACCATTATCATCAACAACATTTACACTGCACACAACTCCTGAAAAGGCAATTGACAACACAGGATCTATTAACTTTACAGCAAGTACAACAAACGCAAACGTTAGATTTACTGGTGGATTCGGACCAATTTCAATTGGACAAAGAATTAACTACTTTGTTGAAAAGGTAAATGAAAACAGAATTAGACTTAAGCCAACAAAGGCAAGTGCTTATCAAGCATTCTTGCCATCTCCATATTCTTCAGGAACAATGACCTTTACACGTAGAACAGCAACAGACTTTGCTGATGGAATCTATCTTCCACAGAATGCTTTGTCTGAAGGACAGATTCTTACATACTCATCTGGTGTTAATCCAGCAATTACTGGACTTGTAAATGCTAACCAGTACTATGTCTTTACACCAACAGAAAACTACTTTAGACTATCTACAACGGCTACTTTTTCTTCACTTAACATCCCAGTACAAGGATTGTCCACTGTAGACACGGTTGCATTTTACATAACATCTGCAGGTCACGGATATTCAACTGCATCTGCAGAGCCTGCAATCTATAACTCAACTACCCCAATTGGTGGTTTAAAGAGTGGAACAGTTTACTTTGTTAGAGGATTGGATGCAAACAGATTAGCACTATTCTATTCACCTGAAAGTGCAGCCTCCCTAGTTGTTAACGCAGCAGGAGAAGCCCCAGTAGATGATCGTGTACCTCTTCTAGACACAAATCTTGGAGGAACTGGAACATTTAAAAAGATCCCAGGGCTTATTAACTTTAGTGCTGTTGGAACTGGAACACACGAACTTTCAATCACTGGTACAAATGCTATTGACGGAATCTATGAAATTCAAACCATTCCAACAGATACACACTTTACCCTTAACCCAACAAGTGCAATTCTTAGCCCAAGAACTTATACCTTCGATCCTTTGAACACACTTGACCTTAACTATAGTATTATTAACCAAACAAATCACCAGTATTACACAGGTGCTCCAGTAGTATATAACACATCAGGAACACAAATCGGTGGACTTGTTGCTGGAACTACATATTATGCAATTAGAATTAGCCAAGATTGGTTCCAACTTGCAGCAACCAGAGATGATGCTGAAATTGGAAGAGAAATTGTTTTAACATCATTTGGATCTGGTGTAACTCACTCAATTACAAGTTCTAACGTTGCTGCAGAATTTCCTGCAAGCGGAACTGTTAGCCTAGTTCCAGGAACAAAAACAATCAATGGACTTGGAACAAACTTCCCAAATCTTTATAAGATTGGAGATGTATTTAAAGTATATGTACCAGATACTAGATTAAGCAATCTTGAATTTGTAACTCAGTCCAGTGGTATTAACTTAACAACAAACATTGTTACAACTCAAGATACACATACATATACAACTGGTCTTGCTGTAAGAGTTTCATCTAGTACTACTTTGCCAACTGGGCTTTCAGCATCAAGAATTTACTATGTAAGAGCACTTACAACTTCAACTTTAGCATTCTATCCAAATCCAGCAGATGCTAATGCAGATTCAAACAGAATTGATATTACTGGCCTTGGAACTGGTAACATGACAATCTCTCCAGTACTTCCAGGAACAGTGTTTGCTTCCAAGATTACTGGAATTAGATCAGCAACTGCCTTGACTGTAGAAGATACTATTCCAGTTACAGGATCAGATGAAGCACAAACTCCAATCTCAACTGCCTCTGGTGTTGCTAGAACCGATTTATCATATGCAACCTCTACATCATTGTATGTTAAGGGTGATGGATTCGCAGTTCACAGACCTTACGACGGTGGTGTTGAACTTACTCCTTCTACTAACCCAGACGCATCTATGATTCGTCAGACCCGTAAGTACTTCCGTTACCAGTCAGGTAAGGGTATTCAGGTATCTAAGGCAATTAACTTTAACGCTCCAACTCAGATTGATACATATACAAGAGTAGGAACTACTGCAACAATTACAACAAGAAACCCACATCGCTGTACAGATGTTGTTACAGTTAGAATTGTAGATGCTGTAAATGGAATTGGCGATCTTGGTCCTAATTACTGGAATGGAAACTTTGAAATTAATCAAATTATTGATGAAAGAACATTCACCATTACACTTTTAGGAACTCCACAAACAGATCGTCCAGGAGGATTCCCACAATTTAATCCAGTTTCTTGGGTAAACTGTGTACTAAGATCAGGATTGTTTGATGATCAAAATGGAATCTTCTTTGAGTTTGACGGTAGCAAGTTGTACTGTGTAAGACGATCATCTACACAACAGATGTCTGGAACTGCAACAGTAGCGTTTAACTCTACAAGAATTGTTGGTTCTAGCACTTCATTCTCTTCTCAGGTAGCAAAGGGACAAAGCGTTGTTATTAAGGGACAAACTTACAAGGTTGTAAAGGTTGACTCAAATGACATTATGTATATCCAACCAGCATATCGTGGTATCTCTAAGAGTGGAGTTATCATTTCAAAGGTTGTAGATACTAAAGTAGAACAAGCAAACTGGAACCTTGATCCAGCAGATGGAACTGGCCCATCAGGATTTAACCTAGATCTTACAAAGATTCAAATGGCTTACATTGACTACTCTTGGTATGGTGCAGGTAAAGTTAGATTTGGATTTAAAGATCAAAAGGGGCACGTAAAGTACTTCCATGAATTTATCCACAACAATATATTTACTGAAGCATACATGAGAGCAGGAAACCTTCCAGCCCGTTATGAAATTACTTCAACAGGAATTCCTTCATACGTACCATCACTTTCTCACTGGGGTACATCTATTATTATGGATGGAGAGTTCCAAGATGACAAGGCTTATTTGTTTACAGCAGCAGGAGATTCAATTCAGTTTACAAACAACTCAACTCAAAAGACTGCTCCTGGTCAAATTGAAACAACTAAGTCATATACCATCACTGACCCTGACACAGCAACAACTGTTGCTGCTTACAGAATTACATTTGATTCATACACCAACGCAGTAGTTGCTGCAATTAAAAATAATACAGCAGTGGCTAACTCAACTGCACTTAATGAAAAACTTCCAGTAGGAACAAAAACAATTGGAGTGCCAGTTCGTGGATACAATAACACTGGTTGGGTTTATGTTGACCAGGCTCCTTCTGCAACAGATGGTGCCACATTTAGAACCGTAACTTCTCAACAGCAATTATTTGATGCAACAAATAACTTTACTGTCTTTACCGTAGCAAGTGGACACGGAATGACTGCAGGAACTGTCCATAGAGTTAGATGGGAAGCAGATTCATCTGTACCATCAACATTCTTCTATGGTGGATCAGGTGGTAGATCTTATACTGGATCAACAATCTCTAATGGTTCAGTTGTTTATATTACACCTTACCTAGGATCATCTACACAGTTTATTGCTTCAACAGTAGCACCAGGCTCTGGAACATTCCCAAGAACTGCAACTCTTACTAACAATGCACGTTGGTACACTGGTGGCTCAACTGGTTCAGGTGCTCAAGTAATTATTTATACTAACGATGGAGCAACCTTTACATATCCAACATCACAAACATACAATATTGGATCAGGAACAGACATTGTTCCATCAGTAATCCCTCTAGTATCAGCACGTCTTGCTCCTTCAGTAGATAATGCTAACACTGGTAACTTAGGTTCAAAAGAAGTAGTAAATAGAATGCAGACAATTCTTAACTCTGTTGGTATTCTTACAAACTACGACTGCGAAATCTACTTGATTCTTAACTCAACTTTAGATAACACTAACTGGACATTCGTGAACAAGCCTTCACTCAGCCAGTTGATTAAACACTCTAAGGGAGATTTGTACACTGGTGGAATTGTTCTCTACAACTTCCGTGCAGCAGGTACTGGAACCGTAAACTCACAAGATACTACATTATCTCTTGCAGAACTTGCAACTTTAGGTAACTCAATCCTTGGTGGAGACGGTGTGTTCCCAGACGGACCAGATGTTCTTACAGTAGCAGCAGTTGTCGTAGAGCCTGCCTCAGTAACTGAAGCAATACCTCTTAAAATCTCTGCTCGTGTCTCATGGACAGAATCGCAGGCGTAACAGATGGCTCTGAGACGACTAGGAATTGCTAACCCAGATCCAAATACACCAGTCCTAATATTTACTTCGGATGGCGAGTACCTTGCCTCTGTATTGGTTACTAATGGAAATGAAAACATTGGATCTACAACAATATACATTGACCCAGAAGGTGCTGGAATCGATGCAAACTTTGTTTACATAACAAAAAATCTTCTAATTGAGTCAGGAAACTCAGTAGAAGTACACAGATTTGCTTTGGTGGAGGGTGATAAACTATACGTTAGTGGAAGTAGAGAAGGATTCTCATTCCTGGCAGAGGGAATTCAACAAACAGACCTACTCGCATACTCCCCAAAGCAACTACTTACTCGTACTGATGCTGCTTCATCGCATACATTAGTATTTGAAGATATAGATAGAATGCTAAAACTTACCAACGGTAGCACTGTAACACTTACAGTTCCAAATGAGACTGTAAACCCTGCACCACTTGGTTCAAGGTTTTACGTTACTAGCACACAGGCAGCAGTGCAAGTTGTAGCAGCCTCTGGTGTAACGTTAAATAAGAATGCAGGGTGTACAAATGTTAGCGAAGGTGCTCACAGCGTAATAGAACTTCTTAAAACAAATCCAAACGAATACCTTTTGTTTGGTGAGTTAAATAGGATATAATAGGTTAGGGGAGACACATGGCAATTAGTAGACTAGCAACAAATGTACCATTAGCAGATACAACAACTGTTATGTTTGCATCTCCAAGATCCGCTTTGATTTCTGTGATTGCTACAAACATTGGAAGCGTAGATGACAGAATTAGCATCTATCTAGTACCTAAAGATGAAGACCAAAATCAATCTAAATGGGCTTGGCTTACATATAACACAGATTTGTCTCGTGGAAACTCCATTGAGACTTACAGATTTACAATTGGTGTAGGAGATAAGGTTTACATTCGCTCTGACCAAGGAGTTACTTCATTCTCTATGAATGGTATTTACGAGTCAATTGGATCTCAGTTTGTTATTCAGCAGCCAACAGAGCCACCAACTCCACAAATTGGAGACATTTGGTTTAACTCTACTACTAACTTAATGTATTTTTGGGCAGGTAACGCATGGATTGCCTCTGCTAACCAGACTACAATTGATAACAGTATTGACGCTCACGAGGCCTTAGCAAACCCACACCCACAGTACGTAACAGATGCTGAATGGGAAAACCTTTTTGGTGCTAAGACAACTGACAACCTTCCAGAAGGAACTACAAACCAATACTATGTTTCAGAACGTGCACAAGATGCTGCAGCAGCAGCCCTAACACATAACGATCACGTAAACATTACTGTTACTTACGATGACCTAGCAAATAAAATTGTTCTTACTGGTACAAATGCAACGGGTGGAGATGTAGAATTAATCCAAGACTCTGCTGCCGTACTGTTTGACCACACTACCCATAATAATATTACAGCAACCTATGACGATGCAAACAATAAGATTGTATTGTCAGGTAATACAACAGATCTAGCATTGATCTGGATGCAGGTATAAGAGAAGAGGTGAAGAAATGCCAGCATATACACCAAAACAACTAGCAGCAGTAACACGATTAACTACTACGGCTGCAACATTGTATACAGTTCCAGCAAGCACAACTACACTTGTGAAGCAAATACTTATAGCGAATACCAGTGGTATAGACGCTAGAGCAACGATTCACATTGTGCCAAGTGGGGGAACTGCATTAGCAACAAACAAGGCCTTTGGAGAAATCCTAGTGCCTGCAAATACTACTCAACTAGTAGATGGAAGTATCGTAGTTCCAACAGGTGCTACAATACAGTGTCTAGCAAACGTTGCAGACGCAATCAGCCTACATATTAGTGGAGTGGAGATAGCCTAAAAATGTCTGATGTAAGAGTTCCAGAGCCTGTTGTCTTGGCTTCCCGTAAGGGTGGCCTTGAGATTTATGGACCAGGAACAGATGGCGATGTCACTGTTATTTCAAACATATCTTTGAATAGAGACATGTACTATAACAATCTTACAATTTTAGCAAACGTACAATTAGATACAAACGGATTTAGAGTTTTTGTTAAAGACACATTAACAATGGCAGACGCCACTTCTGTTATCGGAAGACTCGCTGACACTGTAACTGCAGGAACTATCTTTGGTGGTGGGGCTTCGGGAGTCAAAGCATCTGATACTCTTGGTGGATCTGGTGGTCTTAATAACGGTGAGAACTTCTTTGGAGAAGCAGAGTTTTATAATTTTTCACAAGCAATTGTTGCATATAAATTTGATGCAGCATTAAATAGACTTAGAACACTTCAAGGTGGATCTGGTGGAAAACCAGGTACACCAGGTAACAAAGGTGCAGACGGAGTTGCACAGCCTGCCCCTGCAGGTTCTCCAGGTGCACCAGGAAATTTAAGTCCTACATCTAGAACAAACACAGTGGGTGCCCCAGGTGGAAAAGGATCCCCAGGAAACACAGGTGCTCCAGGAAACTTAGGAACTGGAGGGCTTGGAGGTGCTGCAGGACTTGGAGGAGACGGAGGTCCAGGTGGTGGAGTAGTTGTTATTTCTGCAAGAAAAATTATAGGATCTGGAATTATTCGTGCTGACGGAAAGTCTCCAGGACCATTACCTTTACCAGGTGAAGGAACCGCAGGAAGTGTTGGTAATCCAGGTGCACCAGGAAATACAGGAGCAAAGGCCCCAGACTTTTTTCAATTCTCAAGAACTCAAGTAAATGCAGCAGGATATAACTACAATGTATTGGCATATGGATACAATGCACCAACAGTAGTTACACAATTTTATCAACAACCATTTTCTGTTACATTTAACTATACCTATACTCAAGTAACTCCAGCAGTTACACCAGGATATTCTTATGTAAACGCTCCAACTCCAGGCAACGCTTGGTCTAGAGGAATCTTTGGAGTCTTTCCAGGAAGAACTGTTTCTGGAACAAACCCTGGAAGAACAGTTTTTGGAACAAACCCAGGAAGATTTGTTAGATTTCCAAGAGGTGGTGGATTCTTTCAGCCTGGAAACCCATTTTCATTCTTTCAACCAGGCAACCCATTTTCATTTTTTCAGCCTGGACAGCCATGGTCGTATGTACAAACTGGAAGAAACTCCCCAACCCCAGGAAACCCTGGATCTTTTAACCCATTTCCATTTACTACACAAAGACAAGTTGCTGCATCTTATACAAACTTTGGAAGCAACACAGAGTCTCGTCAAGTAGGACAAGGACCAACTCAATATTCATTTTTCTTTGTAGCATATCAGCCAGAGTCAACATCATTTATTCCTTCAGTATATGCTGAGGGTGGTCCTGGTGGAGCAGGAGGAGCAGGTGGTGCAGGAGGATCTATTACTGCTGGACTTCCAGGAACTCCAGGAACTATTGGATATGCAGGTGGTGGTGGAGTTGTTTTACTAGTAACTGAAGACAATATTCCTTCTACTATTGAAGTTAGATCTGCTGCAGGTACAGGTGATGGTGGATACGCTACAGCAGGAAGTGTTATAATTATTAAGAATGAGGAGGATGTTAAATAATGCCTATTACGCAATTTGGATCAGTTAGTCAAGAATCATCTGCTTTTACACAGACAACTACTTATTCAACAAACTATGTTTTAAATTCAGTTACAGCCCCAGTATTAACATTGGCAGTTGGAGATACATATACAATTAACCAAGACAATGCTAGCAACGCAAGCCATCCAATATGTATTGGAACAGTAGCAGACAGCACTGGAAGTGCCTTGAGTTCTGCATATGGAATTAAGTATTTCTTAAACAATACTTTGGTTGCAAACTATGCAGCATATGCTTCTGGATTTAACGCAGCAACTGCTAGAAAAATAACTATACAGCCAAACTCATCTACACCAGTAAACTACTATTACTTTGACGGCCTTAATGCTGCAAAGGGCAATCAGATTAGAACAATCACCAGGCTGACACAAGCAACATACGACTTTAATATCATTCCAGATTCAATTTACGGATCTGGAAAAGACGGAACAGTTACAATCTCAGCAAACACAGATCTTACTAGAGATATGTATTATAGTAATCTTACTATTGCCCCAGGCGTACACGTAAACACTAATGGGTATAGGGTGTTTGTAAGAAATATCCTTACCTTTAGTTCGGCAATTGCCAACCAAGCCACAACAAGTATTGGACTTAAGAATGGTTTTAGTGGTGTTGGATCACTTCTAGGAGGGTCTGAGGTTAGTGTATCAAATAGTCTAGGAGGAGATGGTCTTGGCTATGCTAGTAGCCTTCCAGTGGTTGCTAACGGTGGTCCTGAGTACTATAACTTACCAATGAATGCTATTAATGGATATGCTTTTGGTGGATCTTTAACAGTCCCACTGCCATTACGTGGTGGTGCAGGAAACGGAACTCAACCAGGTGGTGGAGTTGTTGTAGTTTCTGCAAGAAAGATGGTTGGATTTGGAACAGTTTATGCAACTGGATACTACAACTCATCTGCAATGGCATACCAAACAGGTGGTGGAGTAATCCTCCTAGTCTCTCAATTTGTAAGACCTTCATCCGTAGCACTTGATGTTACTGGGCATGAAGCAGGAACTATCAAAGAACTATTGGTGTAATAATGGAATTAATCTATTACGTTCCAGAAGGACGAACCCTTGACGAGGATATTCTATTTAAAGCACAGCAATCAGAATGCTCACAAGTTGTTATAGGTAAATCTGATTTAATTGATTTATATCTTCAAGACCCATCAGAGCCTCAAATTGTATACATTCCAGAAACAAACACTGTGTTTTTAGAAAAAGAAACATTTCCTTTAGGAGAAGAAATTGAACTTTATTATTTAAATGAATGGTTAATTTATGAAAAAATGGAAGATTTAAGAATTGAACTTCATTTAGTAGATATGGATGATCCAAAAAATATTCAAATAGTAGAGGAGTATCCTTTAGAAAAAGAAGGAGACATTAGGTTTGTAGTTCGTTTTACTCCAAAAACCTTTGGAGAATATTACATTAAACTTTATGATAGCAATGGATTCTTGTATAACAAATCTTTAATTGTTTATAAAGAGACTGTTGTAGAAAACAAAGACACAGAAATTGAGGCACCAAGATTTGAAGTATAACATTCTTGCCCCAGGAATTGTAGAATTTCCCGTTGAAGATTTAATTATTGGTGAAGATGGACTGGCTCCACTTGAATTAAAGTCTAATAGAATCATATCCTCCGATAAAAAAATTAATTACAAATTAGAAAAACTTCAAAAGACTGTGCTAGAGTGCTTGGTTTCTTATTGTGATTTATACAAAGAGTCTATTCATACCCTACAATGGCAAGAAAAGTATCAATTTTTTGTAATGAATCCAGGATCTGGAATTCAAAATATTAACCTAAATGCATCTTCTTCTATCAATGATAAAATAGATTATCTTCCATTTACAAGAAAGATAGCATGCTATGTTTTTCTTAATGACGATTACGAGGGTGGAAGTATTAAATTTGATCAGTTTGAAGACTTGATATACAAACCTAAAGGTGGTACAATATTATTATTACCAGCAGACTTTATGTATACGCACTCAGTCAACCCAGTCCTGAGTCATTATAGATTAAGTCTCTTTACTGCTTTTCACGGTGGTAAAGATATTGATTCAGAGTTGTACGAGAAAGAAAAAGGCATAGGGACAATCTCCCTATCCTATATGAGATAAGGGAATAAAATGATTAAAGATATGCCAAAGGAAGTAACCAAGGATATTTTTGGTGGAGCCATTGCAATATACAATGACATCTTTACTAAAGAGCAGGCTGCAGAAATTATTGCAGCATACGAAGCAATAGATCAAGACGTAACAAGTCAAGTATCTTTTCAGGGTGCAAAAGTAGGTCAGGGACACGACGGTGGTACTGTAAGGTCAAACCAAGTGATGGCAATTGACTCTTGTGACATTGTTTCTAAGACTGCAAAAGATATGCAAACGGCAACAGAATTAATTAGAGACAGACTTGGAGCAAGCGTTAGAGACTATTGTGACTCATTTGATTTACATATTGCATTTGACGAAGGCCTACAACTTTTAAAGTACGGTCCAGGAAAACAATACAAAGCACATTGCGATAGAGGACCAGGACATGAATACAGAACTCTTTCAGCAGTAATGTATTTAAATCCAAGTGAGTATGAAGGCGGTTCTACCTATTTTGTACATCACGATGTAAATATTCATCCACAAACACCTTCTATTGCTTTGTTCCCTTCAGACTATGCATACCTACATCAAGCAAAGCCAGTAATTTCTGGAACTAAATATGCTGTTGTAACGTGGTTAGGAGAGCCTGGAACTGAATTTTTATTGGAAGGAAACAGGTTCAGTGGTCAACAGTAAGGTTAAAGATCCTTGGATTGTTGATAATTTTTTCAAGCAATCAGATTATACTTCTATTATAAACAAGATTAATACATTTAATTTTAACCAAGAGTGGCTTTGGTCAAATGATAATATGAATAGATGGTTTCATAATTCTCCTTATATAACCAATATACTCATAACTAACATTGACAAAGCAAGAAAAGATTTTGGGAGTGAGACATTGCTACCAACTTATGCTACCGTTGCTCTATACGAAAACGACAAATCGTCTTTGCCATTTCACTATGATAGCAATGCATGCACCTATAGTTACGACGTTTGCCTGTATTCAAAAGAACCTTGGCCTGTTACTATTGAAGGTAAAGACTATGTTCTTAAAGCCAATCAGGCTATTGCAATGTACGGTGAAGATCAATTTCATGGCAGACCACCTTTTACACCAGGAAATAAAGTATTAATGCTCTTCTTACATTATGCAGAGCCAGACCATTGGTATTTTAACTACAAAGAAAAGACTAGATAATGAACATAGCAACCAGAACAAACTCATTTGAGGGAACAAACTTTGACCCTGAATACTTAGTTGACGAAAGAAAAACTTCTTCTATCTTTGTAAGCATTATTGGAGAAAACGAAGGTGTTTATGACACTATTGAAAGTTTATATAACAATGCAAGAGATCCAGGAAACCTATTTGTTAGTTGTACTATAGGAATAGTTGGTCATGGATTTCAAAACTATATAGGTCTAGAGCCACCAATCAATCATCCAAATTTAAGAATTTCATACGTTCCTACTTCTTATGTTGCTTTGGACGGCAAAGAAAAAAACTATATCTATGATACCTATGGCAAACTAAGAATGTTTACAGACTCTAAATACAATAATGAAACATACTTCATGACTATAGGATCTGATATGCGTTTTGATCCAGACTGGGACATTGTTCTACTTAAACAATATCAGTCACTTGCTGAGTTTGATTCAAAGGTTTTGCTTACTGCATTTCCAAGAGCCTATCTGCCACATGACAACGAAACAGAAGGTTTTAAGTTTTACATGAATCATAAAGAAATGACTACTCTACAAAGAGAAGAGTATGACGGTGCAAGGTATCCAAGTTCTGGCATTATGGAAAACTCTACTATGGTTAGATTTCTAGACAGCACAGAAGGAATCCAAAAAGATGAAGAGTTAGATGAATTCTATGATGAATTACAAATGCACAAAGACTTTTTATTTGATAATGGATTCCCATTGTACTATGGACTTAAGTTTAAAGAGAATGAAGTTATAGCAAAAACAAATGCTTTATCTTTATACTTTTTGTTTGGCAAAGCCAAAGATATTAATAGAATTAATAAAGCATCGGAAAAGACTTTATCAATTCATGAAGACAACTTTAAAACTACTTTAAAGTTTTTTAAAGAAGGTTTTTCTTTCTACAGTATGAGATGGACACCCATCTATAAGCACTATGGATCAAGGCTGTTCCTTACAAGGACGGGCATTGACTGGGAAGAAACAAAGGTATATGAAGATTCAAACTTTAAAGATACCGAATCTTATAAAGAAATTAAAGAGATTGTAGATTCTTTTATTGATTCAAAAGATGAAAAATTAATCTTTGATTTTAATACTTTCTTTGGTATAGATTGGGAAGGTCTAGTCTTTAAGACAAAGACACATAGGTCAAAAAATAGTCTTGTTAATTTAATTAACTCGATGATTTCAATGTACTCATTTTCTACACAAGAAAACTCTTTGCATTGGAATAAAAGGTATGTCAAGTAAAAAAATACAATTTTCTTTAATTGATCCACTGTTGTCTGAGGCTGCACCAAAACCAGAGCCTGCCAATAAGAACCTTCCAGATTGGTATAAGTCTATGGATACTTACATCGGTGGTAAGTTTGATGGAATGAACGCTACTATGAAAAAATGTGTTCCTATTTTGGATTCATTGTCTACTGGCTATGTAATAAAAACATGGACGGACATCTTGGTTAAAAGAGATGGGCATGGTAACGTAGATGTTTCCTGGTCTATGGATTACGACACTAAAGCAGTAGAGGGACATACAGACGATCAGGTAATTGGATATCCAGTGCCGTATGGTTATGAAGATACTGTTTTAAAGTTTATTAATCCTTGGAGAATTACTACCCCAGATGGTTACAGTACAATGTTTTTTCAACCACCACATCGTGAAGATCTTCCATTTAAGATCATTCCAGGGTTTGTAGACACTGACAGATTTCCTTTAGTCATTAACTTTCCTTTTCACATCAGAAAAGATTTCGCTGGTGTAATCCCTTACGGAACTCCAATATGTCACGTTGTGCCATTTAAAAGAGATTCGTTTACTGCTGAGTACTCAGTAGATGAAAGCAGAGGTTATCAACAAACAATGCTTAATAAGCACAACACATCTTTCGTCAATAGATATAAAAATCTATGGTGGAATAGAAAAGAATATAGATAGGGTATACTACGACAATGATTATTTATGCATACGCACACGACGACTTTAACAGTTACGCAGACTTTATGCGTGGGCTGACAGTTGCCATTGAAACGTATAAGAATTCTGAGGACAACAGGATCGACATCTGGTGTGGTGGCCCTCACATGTTAAATGATTTTACTGCAGAGTATTGCAATAGGACTTCGGCTTACTTTAAGCAAAAGAAAATCAAAATAAAGTATCATCGTGTGCCCAAACAACTCTTCCTAGATGAACTTGACAAAGGTCCTGTAGAAATGGTATTATATTTTAGTGCTAAAGAGTACAATCCGTATTTTGACCCTATTATGAGTAAGGCTGAAAATATGGAAATACCTACAAGGATCTATAAATGATCACAAGGAGAGAAATGAAGATTAACAAGTTAGAACAAGCAGAAGCAATCGTTGCAAAGTCTAAGGACCTACATTGGGACGGCTGGACAATTGTAAAGTTTAAGAGAAGCAAGGCTGCAGAGTTTAGCAAAGATGGAATGCGTTACAAGGGCGTATGGGGCTTTGCGAATAGATATGTCCCCACAAAGGACGGATGGAACCTTCCTAATGAATCTATTCGAAGAGACTAATTGGCAAGTTCGAGGAATTTGTCAGGACCTTGAAGTAAATGAATTCTTTGATAAATATGAGGAAGACAAAGAAGTTGCTGCCTCTACAGATAAGATTTGTATTAACTGCCCTGTTATAAAGCAGTGCTTTGAATATGGAACTAACACTATGTCCTGGGGAGTTTGGGGTGGAGTTTATTTGGCAGATGGAAAGCCAGATAATATGAAGAATGCCCATAAAACTTCAGAGACATGGAATAAGATAATCGAGAAGATAGGATAAGAAATGGCTACGAAGTTCACTCCAGAGATGCGAAAGGCTGTTCGAGATTTAAAACCACCTTATGGCGTGGTGATAGATTTTGTTGAATACCCAGACTACATAGGACTTAGAACTTATGAAAATCAGGTTATGGCTATGAGTGAACAACGACAAGTAGGCCTCATGGAGTATATGCAGATGCTTAGAAAGATCATTGAAAGTTTTGGTGTCAAGTGTCATTTTGACGGCAAAGCAGGAGATCCACCAAGGGGTAAAAAATGAAAGACATTGAACTATCTAGACCAGTTTGGATCATAGACGAAGAAGTTGTTGGTAATCTAATTAGTGAGGGCGTTCACGCTTCAACCATTGAATGGATTAAAGATGGCATCTATTATAAAGAGATGTTAATTATTGAAGAATATAATGAACTGGAAGACTTAGGATTCCCTTACGAAGTAGACGGCGAGTAAATGAGAAAGTATAACAACGTTAAGGCACTATGCTTTGATGATATTCTTTTGGTGCCACAACAGTCAGGTGTTAAAAGTAGATCAGACGTAGACCTATCTATGACTATTGGAGTTAGGCCAGAAGCACAGATCACATTGTCTACTCCAATTATCTCTGCACCTATGGACACTGTTACTGAATGGGAGATGGCTTCTCATATGTCTAGGCTTGGTGGTCTAGGTATAATCCATAGGTATATGGATGAGGTAGAGCAGGTAAGACAAGTTAAACTTGTTTCCGAAATGGGATTTGTAGTTGGTGCAGCAGTTGCTGCTACTGGATACTATGAGTCACACGCCTTAGAATTAGAAGAGGCTGGAGCAAAAGTAATATGTGTTGATACAGCAAATGGTCACAGTGATTATGCACTAGAAGCCGTAAAGAAATTGAGAGCAGTTTTAAATCCTGCTACACACATTATGGCTGGCAATGTTTCAACAGCAGAAGGATACAAGATGCTATTGCAGATGGGTGCAGACTCTGTTCGTGTTGGAATTGGTGGTGGTGCAGCCTGCACTACTAGGATTGTAACTGGGCACGGAAGGCCAACCCTACAGTCCATCTTAGATTGCTTTAATGATGAATCAGTATCTAATCTGGGAATCATTGCAGATGGTGGAATTAGGAACTCAGGAGATATGGTTAAGTCTTTTGCAGCAGGGGCATCTGCAGTTATGCTAGGATCTGCTTTGGCAGGACACGACGAGGCTCCAGGAGACATTATTGATGGCTTTAAGTCTTTCCGTGGGATGGCTTCAAGTGAGGCTCAGGAGGCCTGGAGAGGCTATTCTGCAGGTTCTGAGGGTATATCTACTAAGGTACCATACAAGGGGGCAGTTGAAGATAGTCTAAATAAATTTAGATTAGGCCTAGGCTCAGGGTGTTCTTATTCTGGATCTCACAGCCTGTCAGATTTGCAAGAAGACTCCGAATATGATACAGTATCTATAGCAAGTTTAAACGAATCCAAACCACACGCAAGGGGATCAGCATGACCTGTATAGTCTCAACCGTTAGTTCACAGTATGCAGTATTGGCATCTGATTCTGGTATTACTTGGGATAACATTAAAGCCACACCTACAAATAAAATTGTTCAACAAGGCACTTGGCTTATTGGTGCTGCAGGAGCAGATAGAGTTTGCGATGTAGTACAGTTTGGAATTAAGTATCCAGTTGTACCCAAGACAGTAAACCTTGATGACTACAACGAGGCAATGAAATTTATGGTTACAAAGGTTGTACCATTAATCAGAGATGCAATGTCAGATGAGCAATCATTAAAAACAGAAAATGGAGTGGCTGGAATACCAGACGACTCATACTTTACTTTAGTAACACACGGAAAGTCTTTCACTGTCAGTGAGACACTTGGAGTTTCAGTCAACAGAGATTATTCTGTAATTGGTTCTGGAACAGAGTTGGCAATGGGATATCTAGCACACGGCTGGAAAGATCCAGATTGGGTAAAGAAGCATGACCAGCATGCAGCATGGGCAGTTGAGGCTGCAATTAAACACGACACCTATTGTGGAGCACCAGTAATGGCCTACAAGTCATTTCCTTCAGGGGAGGTTAAGATGTATCGTAAGGGTGTTGGGACTGGCACGGTGGAAAAGTAATGCCCGTATATGAATACAAATGCTCTGAAGATGATGCACACGCTATAATGTCAGTGCATAGATCAATTAAAGATGAAGATCCAGGATATACTTGTGTTGAATGTGAAGCAGATATGATTAGATCTTATTCATCATTTGCAATACAATTTAAAGGCTCAGGATTTTACAAAACAGATTCAGCAAAAAACAAATAGAAAAGGTAGACAATGTTTAAGAAGAAAAAGTTTAGGCCCTATCAGGACATTACTTTTGTTGCTAGGGATGAGATAATCTTACAATCTTGTGAGGCCCCTAAGCCAGCAAGAACTTTAATTCCAGATTGGTATAAAAATATACCTTCTCATCACTCAAAAACAGCAGAGTGGGATGATAGATTTGGCAGTGCTAACTCAACACTAAAACAGTGTATGCCGTTCTTTGATGCGTTTACTATGGGATATATTATGACAACCCCTTGTGATATTTATGTAGAGAGTTCTTTTAATGGAGCAAGTGTAAAGATTAGTTCACACCCATCTTTTAACATAGTTAATACTAGAGGTCCATCAAATAAAACATCTATGCCTATTCCAGATGAGTACTATGACTGTGAGTTTACTTGGCTTACACACTGGGAAGCAAAGACTCCACCTGGCTACAGTACTTTGTACACACACCCACTAAACAGAGATGACCTTCCAATTCATACAGTTTCTGGCGTGATGGATACTGATCACTGGTATGCGACAGGGAACCACCCATTTTTTATTAAAAAGGGATTTGAGGGGGTTATTCCAATGGGAACACCAATGATGCAAATCATTCCTTTTAAGCGTGAATCTTGGATGGCTACAGAGCCAAGGGCTATGGGAAAAGATGAATACGAACTACTAAACATGAAGGTAAGAAGACATCTTTCCAGTGGCTATAAAAAAGAAATGTGGCAGAAAAAAGAATACATGTAATGGATCGTAATTTAAAAACTATCTTTGTTTCGGTTCCTACAATGGAAGACTACGATTATGCTGCAACAATAAAACATTTATTTAAAAATGCAAAGTATCCAGAAAGGGTTTACGTTGGTAGCCCTATATATCTTTCTGACTTAGATCAGTTAACAGACCCAGAATATAAAAAGTTTTGGGTTTTAGATTTTGATCCACCAGAGGGAAATTACAAATCAGGATTTTTTAAACACGCAGACTTCTTTGGTGTAGGAAGAGGTAGGCTAAACGCATTACAATATTACAACAACGAGGATTACTTCTTTCAAATTGATTCCCACATGAGATTTAGAAAAGATTGGGATGTAGATATAATCAATGAGTTTGAAGACTGTAAGACATATTTTGGAGAGCGTGTCTTGCTAGGAAACTATGCTCCTGGATTTGATGTTGAAACAGGAGAAGATGGCGATGAAGTCTTTACTACAAGGAATGAAAACAAATATGCTTTTTGGCTTTATGACGATAGAAGAAGCCCACACTTTCCAGTAGGATGGGATCATACAATATATCCAGGTGAACAAAGACACCATTCTCATGGCTGGATAGAAAACAGGTGGCTTCCAGCAATTAAAATTTGTGCACACAATATGTTTACTGATGGGCCTATCTGGGTAAACAGTTATCGTACATGCTTAAATGAAGACTTAATATTTTGGGGAGAAGAACTATATCAATCAGCCCTTGCGTATATGAGGGGGTATGAGTTTTGTCATAGTTCAACCCCATATGTATATCATAGATACGCTGGAACTGTTACGTTTGTAGAAGAAAAAGACTTAGGAGACTTGTCTTTTAGGACTGAAGATCCTTCTATTATCAATGATGCTGGTGGTAGAGATTACTTTACAGAGACCAAAAAATACCCTTATAAGCGTTGGTACTCATATAAAGAAAGATTAGCAATGGAGTCAGAAAGAATAAACTCATTGATTACTGCAAGTAATGACGAATTTGGATACCTTCCAAGAACATTTAAAGGATATTTAAAGTATGCAGGCATAGATCTTGAACAAAGAAAGACAAAGAAGGCAAAGCACCTGCCAATAGTAAACCCTGTTTTTAAGAAGAAGGAGAACAAAGATGAAGCAAAGAATTAGAAACTTTTACGTAAAATGGACGGTATGTAGTAAGATAGGTCATCACCCTTACGAAGCACATTGCCCTTATACTGGTAACACATACGAAGATTGTACAAGATGTTGGACAAGATTACGTATCTATAAGACAGAAGGGAGTAAGTAATGTTACACGCACTATGGCTGATCCCTGCATTTATTGCAGGCTGGACAGTATGTTATATTCAAATGACATACGGCGTAGACCAGGGAGAATAAGTATGGATAAAGAACAAATACTTGAGAGACTCATCAATAGGTATTTAAGATGTGAAAACGTATCAGAGCATAATGGTTTACTGTTTTGTTTAGTATGGTGGAAGCACGATGAGTGTTTAATGTTAGAAGAATTATTAAGAGAGATCACAGGAGATCCTAAGTATGATCACCCAAGGCAGTGGGCAGATGAATAAGACAGAGATTTGTATGAAATGTTCTACAATGGTAGAAGAGTTAAATGGACGTGGAGTGTGCTACTCTTGTAATGACTGGGGTGGTGTATAATACTATTATGGCCTTTGTATCAGAAATCAGAACAAGAAACTTATCATTAAACAGTACTCCACAGGAGTTAACTGTATACGACTCTGAAGCAAATAGAAAGAACTCACTTTCTGTACAGAATACACATCCCACTGCTATGGTTTACATTGGCACTTCAAGCGTCAGTTCTACTAACTTTGGACACAAACTATTCCCTAAGCAATCATTCTCAATTGATCTTAATCCTTTGGACAGGATGTATGCAGTTGGTGAGACTGGGGCTACAGTAGCAGTCTTTATTCAGGAGCAGATTTGATTCACATTACTGACGTATCAGACGTCTCAGCAGAGTTAGCATTTCCTCTTGGAGTCCAGGGTGGTACCACTGAGACACAGCCAACATTCACTGGAGCACCACTATTTACTGGATCTTACATTAGCCTAGGAGACTTAATCCATTTTAGAATTAACGTAGACTTTGATAATATCCTTACCTTTGGTACTGGACAGTATTACCTCAACCTACCTTTTGCAGCAGCCTATGATTACCAGTTTAGAAGTGGTGGAGTTTATGATGCTTCCACACAAAGAAACTACTCTATTGGAGGTCACGTAACTGCAGGTAGTATACAAATGTTATTAAACTTTACTGACTCACAAGGTAGAGATACAGCATTTACACATAACACGCCATTTGCACTGGCAGTAGAAGACGACTTCCACATTAGTGGAACTTACATAAGGGAGCACTAAATGGGAAAGCATCACAATAAGATCGCAAAATCACTTGAAATTAGGCAGTCTAATGTGCCTAACAAGCCTGGCTACAAGAAGCCTGGATCGATGAATAAGAAGAAGACTGGCTACAATAGAGTAAAGGCTAACCAGGCTAAGTAAAGGCTAAGGCTGCGAAGCAGTTCGAAAAATTTTGGGGCGTCGAGATACCAATAAGCCCTGAAACAGGGCAATCTTCTCACACTTGACGGGGCTTAGGCTATCTGCTATAATTGTACCTTAACTAGAGAAAAGGTATATATGGCTAGGCTAGTGATATGTCCAGACTGTAAACGAGAGATAGAGGTAAGGTCTGGGTTTGCCCACTTTACCCTATATAACCATATAAAAAAAGAACATAAATGATATACGATATACCAGATCCATTTGAGACCTTTGTGGCTAATAAGTATGCCAACTTTAAAGGTATGAGATATGACTTTTTTGCTAAAGAATGGTATCTCAAGACTGCTTGCTGTGGGGAAGAACTATATGCCCCTAACAAGAAGATCATGAATAAGATCAGGTTATATCATACTAGAAATGAGTGCTTGGGTGGCTATTAGTTGTATTGAATGCAATATGATGGATACAGAAGAAGAGTTCTGGGAGGTTCATCAGCAATTGCCTACTAGGCTATGGTGTGTGAATAAGAAGGTAGAAGAGATGACAAGGATGATTGTGAATAGATATAAATCAGAGGTAAGAGCGAAGTACGGGAATAGAAAGAGGCATAGACAATGACGTGGGATTGGGCTTTAGGCATAGTAGGAGTAACAGGTATATTTTTGGTCGGCAGGAAGACTATCTGGGGATGGCTAGTACTACTACTCAATGAATGCCTATGGATAGCATATGCACTTATTACTGATCAGTATGGATTTATGGCTATGGCTATTGCCTATGGTATTGTATATATAAAGTCATACTTTGGGTGGCGTAGGGAAGATAGACTCTCTAGATCTATTAAGAGACTACAGAAGGATAAAGTATTCAATATGGACAAGTATGAGGTATTGACAGAGTTATGATAACTGACAAGGAATTACTACGTAGGATAGCAGCATATAAAGAAGAAGGACCTACTAACCTAACTTGGCTAGATGACGACGGCTTATGGAGAGGATGGACTTATAACCCTGATAAGAAGAGATACTACTTTGACGATATAGGGAATGAATCCATTATGGGCTTATGGGAAGATCAATGGGCAAGAGAATGATATATGATATGGACTGGAGAGCACTGGGGTATTGGCCTATATGGAAAGATGGAAAGAAGATATGGGAAAAGGAAGTATGTCTGCCCACGGTTGCTGATGATGTGGAGTAAAGTGGAGTATAGTGGATATTTAAGTAAATAAATACTTATTGTTATGTCTATATGTAGTACTAGTATGGAAGTCTAATACTATATATGGGTATTAATGAGAGTTATCCACATAATCGTAATACTTTTCCACAGTTCCCCCTATACTTATCCACACTTATATCCTATTTATCCACATTTTATACCTATTTATCCACATATTATTATAAGTTATCCACATATATATGCAAGTTATCCACATATTATCCCTATATTTCTATATAAAAATATATAAAAAAATACACATAAACACTTGACATTTCAGTGATTATGTGTATATTATCGTAATGTTATATTATAAATATCTTAGATATCCAGAGAGAGTATCATAGAATACTCTTGGGTGTGTATTACATGTATATATCTTATATTGAGGATCAAGGTAATCTTCTACCACCGCCGCCTGCTCGTAGCACCACGGACAAATTCCAGTGATATTTTTCGGCAGATCGTAATCTATCTTATTTGTCATTCTGAGGGCGGCTAACTGAATATGATCCTCTATTACTATATAGAGTATTACTAAAGGATACTTTGTTATTAGGATTACGTCCAGGATGTCTATGATTAAAGGCATCTATACTATATGGCTGTTTACCCTGAGATAAAGATTTCTTAACTCTCTTCATATCTTCCTTATAAGACCAATATAGCAAAAACCCTAGTATAACATATACAATAGCGATTGTCAAGAGTATAGGAGTATTAATGAGAAGCCTCCAAAATTCCAGTGATATTTTTCATATGATCGTAATGAGTTATTAAATAACTTCTCTGACCGCCCCCTCTTAGGCGTCATCCTCATCTTCAAAAATTGTTTCCATCAAATCATTTACTGATTCGATTTTATCTACACCAAGTGCAGCACATAAAGATTTGTAAGTTGTATCGATTGTTTCCCAACCTGATTCAGTCAAACCTTCTTCTTTGATATCTTTTGTTTCGATACCAAGTGCGTATGGAATTCCTAGATTGTTTTCTAAGATCCAATCTTCCCAAGAGTGTGCTTCTACTTCATTGATGATTGCAAATGCAGATGCAATGATTGCAGTCTTTCGCTTTGTAGCCATCCACTCTTTTTGTTTTGCTGTTACTTCTTCTGTTGCCATTATTCATACTCCTCTAAGTTGATTGCAGGTTGCTCGTAGGGACTTGGTTGGAAATTCTTTGTAGCATTATGCCACGCCAGCCAAGATGTTGCTTTATCTTCTATTGTATCACTAAAAAGGATAGCAGTTTGATGAGCCAGTTCTATCTCATTGACACGGGTGTCAGCGAAGATGTCTGCTAACTTTTGTGCTAGTCTTTTCTCCTTCATATACTCTCCTTTTCTCCATTATACCAAATGGGAGAGTGGCTGTCAATGTAACACAGCCACCCCCCACTGGTGGCCTAGACCCCTACCAAAAGGTCTGGCTCTTCCCCTATCGCATAAGCGTTAATAAATGCATCCCAGGACACAGATACATTGTCAGTTACAGTCTTGGTAATGAAATCAATGATGACTGTTTGCTCTCCTAGGTCGTAACCGTCTTGGTCAATTGCATAGATACCAAAACCAGTCTCGTCCATAATAGAATCCTTGATCAAATAACTAATCATCATACGTGTCCCATATGAAGAATCTTGCCAGCGTGGCTTAGAATGCTGCAGGGCTGCTGCAATATCCGTCTGCCATTCAGTCTGGCCCCAATGGCTGTATAAGACAACCAATGGACCCTTCTCTGAGTCTTTAAATACAAAGTTAATACGTGCTCCCATTATTCTTCTTCTTCCTCGTCGATAGTAGTAATTTCTAACGGATACCAATCAATGGCATATATTTCAACATCCTCATCACGTTCGATTCTTTCAATCTCTGCGATGGCTTCATCTTCAGTGTCTGCCTCAATCTCAAAATCATAATTGACTTCTCGTGTGGCAGTTATTTTATACATTGGCATTGGCAGGCTCCAATCCTACTAGGGTTAGTTCTTCAATGGTAGCACATTGTGTGCATTTCTCCAAATCGTGTTCATCAAATGCATCTCTGATTAGATTATCAGGGTCCTCAAACTCAGCACTACAGTTCTCACAGTAGAACCAATTGTGGCTAACTCTGATTTGGATATCTGTATCAGGTGGGCACGGCACTTCAGTTATAAAGTATCCTATCCTATTAATGAAATGCCAACCATTCCATACATAGGAACCACCGTCGTCTCCATCCCCATACATCCAGATATGATTCTCAGGCTGTTGTTTGACGAACTCTACTTCATCACCATAGGTCTCAAACATTGCTCCATCAAAGGAGGCATTTGAATCTAGATGATTAGTAATAGGCTTGTAAGTGTCACACCACTCATCGAATTCCATTTCGATAAACTTACTTGACACTTTCTGCACCTGCCTTATAGATTTCAACAAGACGCTTTAAGACAGCCTTGGTGGCCTTATCTTCACTTGACATTGCTGCCTCAAAGTAAATGATTTGGCTTGCTTGGTCCTCTAGTTCTTCCATTATGTGCTTAGGGATTTTCATATTACTCCTTTTATTTGGTAGGGACGCCTAGTATATCAGCAGCCACTGACAATAAATGGGCAGTAGCAATAATCTGACCGTTGGTAGAGATATCCTCTATCTCTAGAGTTCTGTAGTCATCATCCTCATAGTTAGAATAAGAATCCATCTGCTTTTCAAGGTAGGCAGAGTCTTGCTCTAGACTAAGTAGATGTAACTTCATATACTCTACAAGTTGGGTGGTGCGATCAATGTATGCTGATTCCATCATTCACCCCAATACTTGACAATAGTATTCATAGTAGTATGAAGGGAACAATCACAGTCTCCACCGTTCATATTTTCCATAAACTCAAAGTGTGAGTAGTTATCCTCGTAGATTTCATTTACGAGTTCATTAATTGTGTAGGGCTTATAGGTAGTGCTCATTCTTCTACCCAACACTGTAACTCAGGCACAAACTTGTTAGTGATAATACCCCATTGGGCATCGTCCCAACTAACTTCATCGTCCATTACCTTAGCAATCTCATCTATGAAGGTTTGCATAACGGCTTCTGCGTGGTGTGCATTCTTAGCCTTGATATTTGTAATAGAGATAGCAAGGTCGCAAGAATAGTAGTCTGCATACATTTCAGGGTTTTCTAGGTAGTCTGCATTATTTTCCATTTATAATGTCCTCTCTCTCAAAGATTAAACTAGTTAATGTGGAATAGATTTGGACATATGCGTCCATACGCCCTGTGAGTTCTAGTCTTTGAATTGTATCTTCATACTCTTCATCTGACCCAATCTCTTCGCTATTGGCTAGCAAGGGAATTAGTTCTGTTTCTGTCTCATACATAGCATTTTTAAGATAGCCGTGCAATAAGTCGTGGATAGGTATTGACAGGTCTGCTAGGGCTTTATCGTTTACCCCATATACTTTATTCATAGGTAGTTCCGTTCTGTTAGAGGATAGTATATTTTACACTATGGGGACCACTCTTGTCAAGTAGGTCAGGGCTGATAAATCTATCAGTTACAAATTCTTTAATGACTTCGAACGTGAGTTCGTAATCACCTACGTAATCCTTTATTTCAGGGAGTAATTTGTCTACGTCGTAATCAACTGTATAGGTCATTCTCAGTTTCATTATTCATCCTCTCCTTCTAGCCAAGCGTGTAAGTGGTGTTGCTCAATTATAGCCCATACAGGGGCAGTCTGTCTATTCTTATACATAACTTGAAAGTCGTTAATTAATGGCATTTGGATCTCTTCATCCCATAGTTCTTCTTTAGCCAGTTCAATGGCCTCAATACAGATAGGGACCATTTCAACGGGCACGGGTGGGTAATGATTACCTCGCAAGTGCATACGTAGGGACGTCTCTAGGTCCAGGTTTTCAGATAAGTCAACTGCAGTGTTATATCCCATATTATTCCTTTGGTAGTAGTGGAATCCAATTATACCAAAATCCTGCGACATTTTCAACTCGTCCTTAATCAATGTGATCAATATCACATCGGGCGGTAAAGTCCCCTTAGAAGGATTCGAACCTCCGACCAAACGGGTAGAAACCGTTGACTCTTCCTCTGAGTTATAAGGGGCAAAGAGCAGTTTTGAATCGTGCTCAGGATTTATTAGTAGCCCCCTACTAAATATCTATTCTATCTATTGAGGCTGATATCCAACTTACTTTGTCAGTGTCGTATGAAATTGCTTCAAAGTCAATGTCATTTACTACATCTTCTGCTTCTTCATTGTGAGCAAGTTGCAAAGTCATATTGTAAGTAACAGTTACTTCAACTTCAACTTCCTTAGACAATTCGAATCCACAAATCTCAGCAATTTCCTCTGCCTGTGATTCTGTGATACCATTGTCTTCTAATTCCTTCATAGTCCATTCGTGCATCTTATCACGCATAGTCTGTAGGTTTGCAGCAGTTGCATAATCACGTTGTGTTACACGCTGAATGTGCTCATCTTTGCTTTTGATTATTTCTTGAAACTGAACAATCTGTCCTTCAAGAAACTCTCGTGTCATATAGTGCTGGTCTGGCGTCTGGTCCATAGGGGGCCTCTTTCTGTTAGGTTATGGTGCAATTATAGCAAATTCCTGCGACATTTTCAAATCCTACTTAATAGTAACCGTGTGATGTTGGTCACATTTTACCGCCCCCAAATATTTATGCACGATCACGCATAAATATTTAGAGTGAGCAGTTTCAATTCTTGCTCAGGAATTTATTTTTATTTACTCGCTGCAAATGCTTTTACAGTTTGGTAAATTTTATTTTTCTCTGCGTTGATAACAGGGTCAAAACCAGATGCAGATGCAAATGTGTTTTCGCTGTTGCCACCACGAGATGTGCGATACCAATCTAAACGCTCAGTGAGTGCATTGAGTCCTGCCCACGCTGTGCCTTGAATGTTTGCATTAGTAGGTGATGCAAGAATTTCTTGCAATGAAACCATTTTGTTTTCCCATTTCTTGAAAGAGCCTTTTGCATCTTTTTCAGGCTTAGGGTAAATGGTGTTTACGATTTTGATAAATTCTGCTTCGGTCATTGACTTTTGATACAATGCCTGTGCTTCCTTTTCAAATGTGTCCATATAGGCAAATGACATTCCAAGAGCCTCACGAGCAGCAGCAACTTTTCCGTCAGCAGATTGTGTATGACGAATTTTGAATGATTGCTTTACACTACGCAATGCAAGGTTTAGTGTATTTTGGCAGACAACACGAACAGGTGTGATGCTTGCTTGAATTGACACAGAACCATCGTGTGATGTGTGCAATAGCAAATAAGTTTTTGTCTGGTCGTTTGCCCCTTGTGCATCAAGAGTGATTGTCTTATCCAATGCAAGAGCACCAAATACAACTGTTCCCTTTTTGATTGAGCCAGCAGTTTCCCACACGCCTCCACCATCAAGAATTGAATCACCGAATGAAAATAAATCTTCATTCTGAACTACATTGTATCTATCTCCAACAATTCCCAAAACATCATTTTGGTTATCTTCAAATGGATTGTTGCGAACAACCATAAAATTGTTTTTGACAGATGTGTAAGTGTCTGGTAGAATTACATCTTCAAGACGCACATTCCAATTTGACAAATGTGCAAGGTCTAACATTTCTGATGTTGTAACCTCATCTTGAAACACTGTTCCAAGATTGTGCCAAGCAGGTTCACGCAATGATGCAAATGCAACTTCGCCGTTTGAACCTTCTTCTAGTAAATGAGCCATATATTTATTGCCTTTCTGTTGTTGTTACCCCAAGTATAACAGAACGGGCTGACATTATCAAATCCAATCCTTGAAATGTCCGATTTATTCCTGTGAGAAAAATCACATCCTCGTAAACCTGTGGATAACCTGTGGATAGGGGCGGCTGGCCCGATCTAGCAGGTGCCCATTAAAAAATCTTCATCCGTGTATCCATATTTAACTAGAGTGTGATCACTATAGCAAGAATGACATAACGGAATATCATCTTCAATGTAACCTTCAAGATACATAGGCTGAGGACAGTTTAAACATTTTTGATTTATCATTAGAATAACTTTTCTGCTAGCCAAAAACAAATCATAAATAAAATTAAAGTGCCAATTGTTAGTTGATACACGTTGCTCCTATTTCTTAGTTGCACTAAATAAAATATCATTGCGTTGGAATACGCATTGCCCACACGAGACACACGCACTACCATTCGTAGATATTAGTGGAATTTTCTTATTGTTTTCAGGACAACGGACGGCTGTCTTGTTGACCAATTCTAGCATATCTGCCTTGCCTATGTCAAATGTCTTAGCAAGGTAGGCTAACTTGATATTGTGCTCATTAGATAAATCTTTTCCAATCTCAACATTCTCACTATCAGTAGAATAGTAGAGAGATAGATTAGGAATATCTTTTAGGATGAGGGCTGCAGACTTTACACGAGTATAGACCCAAAATTGAACAAGCCTTTCCAGCAGGTAGACCGAAAGTGTTGGCAATTGTTGCTGTTTTTCCATTAGGGGAGACGGCATTAGTTACTTTCCTATCTTTAGAGCGTAGTAGTTTAGTCATTAGTTATACCCCTTAGTGCATTCAGTGCAGATAGAGTAGTTAGTGCAATAGCAAGAGTTTATATCATTCATAACCTCATAGCCTTGCTCATAGAGTTTATCATAGAACTCATCGTTGTATTCCATAGGGGCCTTCTTTCTAACTTGGTAGGTTTAGATTATATCAGGGGGGACTGACATTTATGCTTATTCTTTCTAGAATAAACTTTCTTAGACTTTATAGGGGATGAGGCATTGCACCTACGCAACTCCATAAGCCTACGTAAGGCTTCTTTATCCTTTTTAGTCTTGTGATTCATACTTGCAATTATAGCAAAATAACTCAGCCGTGTCAACTCAAATTCCTGTGATAAATCTCACATCCTCGTAATTACGACACGCCCGACTGCGTGGGGGCGGCAAATTGTCGACAATTGCAAAGTGAGCCTTTTTGATTCTTGCTCAGGAATTTACACCTCTTGCAGTTGGTGTGAACTGTGCTCTATAGTATTTTTATAATCGCCCTAATCAGCCTGGCGAAATATTTGGGAGGAGGCACCTAGGTTAGTTTGAAACCCACTCCCAAATAATTTTACTTAGATGTTTTTACCATTGCAAATCGTTTTGATCCGTTTGCTAATTGTAATCCAACACGAGTAACTGTTTTGCTTACAGGTGCAAAAGAATAAATTCTGCCTGTAACGCCTGTCTTACTTGTTGTAAATAAATCTCCAACTTGGTAAGTGTATCCTGATAGTGTCATTTGTTTTTCCTTTGGTAGTAGTTTGGGGTTGAGCCTTTTCACAACTTGCTCAGGTTGTAGAGTTCTTACTTACGACATTGGACTAGAACACTCTAGAAACTGTCCCTGTTTCGATTATCTAATTACAGATAACGAGCAATAGCATTGTAAGTGCTTGTGCTTACAACTTCCTCATCTGTCATTTTGAGAATACGGATTGCGTTTGTAAGTTCCTGGTGAGCAGTTTTGTATCTTACTCAGGATAGTTGCTTTAGCGTAGTGCTAAATTTACTTTACTGAGAAAGTAGTCCAACGCTCTGAGCCATTGACATCTAGTTTGACTCTTGTGTTGCCATTATCTTGGGATACAATTTCTGTAATTGTTCCTGTGATACCTGACTTCTGTGTTGTGAAAGTATCTCCCACATTGTATGTTGCGTTTGTCATTTTTTTCTCTTTTCTGTTTGGTTGGTTATTGTATTGTATCAGAGGGGTCTGACAACAATTCTGTTTCATTATCTTGTAAGACACACTCACAAGGTTCGATTGCGTAGTCGTTGTTATCTCCTAGAAAGACAAGCCCACGACCATCACAAGATTGGCACTCAATAATCATAACTGAATTTATCACTCATCTACCTTTACGGCTACTGTGCGATACTTGTATCCGTAGCCAATAGTAGGCTTCACTTCTACAAGGTAAGAGTCGCAACCTTCATACCATACGGCGTGAGGGTGCTTTTCTGCACTTATGATTTCACCTTCGAGAGAACGGGAACGATAGTGTGTTCCTACGAGTAGGTCTTGGATTGTATAGACATTGGCTGACATTGTATGCCACCTTCTTTCTTTCTGTTGATACCTGCAATTATAGCAGAGGGGTCTGACATTTTGGGGACTTACGGGGGTGTGTCGTAAAACTTTTTCTGTGATTTACTTCACACTCTTGTAATCTGTATTTTGTTGTATGAGAGTATTATAGCAAAATCTGGAGGGATAATCAAATCGTAAAGGGTGCAAATCGGACATTTTTCCTGTGAGAAATCTCACATCTTTTTAATAGATCCGACACGCCCGACCACGGCGGTAAATTTAGTTGAAACTTCAACCACCTAAAAAGGTGGCTGGAGTTCCTTGTTACGCTTTCGCAAAAATACAATTAGACGATCACGCAAAAACAATTGGCGAAATAAAATTACGTTCATTGTTGTAGATGCTGTTAGTGCAATTACAATTGCAATTAGTGTTCCGTTATCTAGTATCATTAGTATTCCACCTCTGGAGCAATTACATCAAGGATTTCAGAATCAGAAATAAATAATTCTGTATCTTCACTCCATTGAGTTTCGGTTACGTGCAAGATGTATCCATTAGGGACATCTTCAATATCATTTACAATATAGGTTTCATTACCATAGGCAATGTTGTCTTCAGGTTCTAACTCATAGGCAAACGCCTGAAAGTAGATTTCTCTATCTGTGCTCATAGTTATCATTGTATCACTTGCTTTCTTTAGTAGGTAGGTTGTTAGTTAGGGCAGCGAGGGCTTGAGCCTTGCTTGCCTCACGCTGTGCAATAACGTGGGCTTTGAATTCATCTATGTTCATTAGTCATTCTCCTTAGTAGTAAAGAGGGCACCTTCATTTAGTAGCCCTAATTCGATATTGAACATTTCATCTGGTGTAGCGTCAGATAAATCTACCCAACCTGCACCATTTTCATCTAATCTAAAAATTTCAATGTATCCCATTACGCATACACTCCTTTCGAAATAAGTTCATCTAATTTAGCAGACATTACATCTGCCTCATCAGCAACCCACTCTGAAATTTCATAGTAGGACATAAATTCTGCAAGAGTCATTAGACCCTTGTAGTCATTACAAGATTTGCAAAAGTCATTTGCATATTGTGAGCAGAAACAGCATACGATTTTATTAGCGTATGACGCAGGGAGCGTATTTAGTGTGAAGTTCATATTGAACCACCTTTCGTAGTGAGAGTTTCTCACTTTCTTACTCCGTAAGTCTAGCATACGGGGCTGACATTTTCAACTTACTAGCCAGTAATTTCATATATTGAGACGCTCAAACGGTGTGAGATGCATCACATTTTGGCGGCAAATTTATTCGCTTTTCACGAATAAATAAAATCCATAACCTAAACAGATCATAGAAAACCAAAGCAGTGCATTACCACTTACAAAAAAAGTTTGATAAAAATTATTCATTAGTAATTCTCAATTCTAACAGCAACTGTTGCCCACTCGTCATTGAGTGAACCTGTTGGACGATAACGAACAGCGAAAGCCTCATAGCCTTCTGGTGGATAAACATCTTCACGCTTTTCAGCAAAGTTTATAATTCCACCATTGTATCTACGACGCAATGATGTTGGTGCATAGTATTGGTCTACTAGCAAATCTACAATAGAATAGGCTCTCATTATTTTACTCCTTTGTATAGAAAGTCCCACGCCTTACGGCAAATCAAAATGCTTTCGCAATTATCACAGCAGATAGAGCCGTGAGGATTATAGTTTACATCAAATGCATCTACATAAGATGTTGAGTTTCCACATACGGAAACTAGAGGATAAAGGGTGCTCATTATTTAGACACCTTCCAATCTGTCCACATAGGTAGACGCTCAGGGTCAGTATCGTTATACCAACGCTCAATGTTTTGTTCACAATCTTGACAGAAAGTAAATTGGTCATCACCTACCATAGAGATAGCAGGGACAAAAGGATTGTGCGTTTTGCACATTGTATTTAGTGAAGTCATTTTGACTTCCTTTCTTTAGTTAGGTTTACTTCTTTTTCAACCTTCTATACCTAGAAGTATAACATAGGGGTCTGACATTTTGAGGGGTATAAATGGGGTAAATCGGACATTGTGACGTAGGTCATATGTGATGTAGGCCACACGGGGGCGGTAGATCTAGGGCGGCAAAATGTGGTGTAAATCACAAAAATAGTTCTGCGACACGCCCGAAAAACAGGTCAAAATGTCAGTGGGGTCTGTTATACTATGGTATATAGAAAGTTGAGAAAGGTTCTCAAACTAGAAAGGGTCAAAATGACTAAAGTATTATCACATCAAGTAAGTAAGTGCCTCTCCTGTAATTGGACAGGTGATAGTTGGGATAGGTTCTGCAAGTCAGACAAATCTCACAAAACCGAACAGATGTTCGCATACTATGAGGCAGGCGTAGGATATACCTACGATAAGTCCCCTAGTGTGGTGTAAATCACATCGACACACCCCCTAAAAAGGGTCAAAATGTCAGTGGTAGGTGCTACAATATCTACTATAACAACTAAATAAGAAATCCTAGTGAGCCTTATCAAATAAGATAAGCAAATAACCTAGGTCAGCAAAAAGATTAGAAAGTCTAATCGAATAAAAAGAAAGGGGTTCAATATGAACTCACTAACAGTAGTAGTAGAGCCTAGTCATCCTATGGCTAGTAGCAATACTAAGAATAAGAATATCTTTCGCCTTGCGAATGGTAACTATATAAGCCGTATGGCATTTGTCCATATGGTAGCAAGTGAGGGACACATCTCTCACAAATACCTATCACCTAACGAAAGTCGTTGGGTATTTGATTACAGAAAGAATGGTAACTAATTTGTATAAGATAACTGTTACATATGATGAGGCTAAACAGCCTAACAATACATTCCAATACTCAGATGAGTTGCAAGCGTTCAAGAACTTTCTTGCATTTACTGATTGGGGATTTGCTAACGAGTATTCGACAGTAAATCTCTACACGCCACTAGGCAAGTGTTACACTAAGATATTCTATCGTGAAGGTAGAAGGGTGGTAGAAAAATGATGACTAGAAAAGATTATGTGGCTACGGCTAACATTCTAAAAGATTACCTAGATGAATTAGGTATCGAAACTATGAGTGATTTGGTAGAAGATTTCTCAGATTATTTTCTATCAGATAACCCAAACTTCAACGCTGATAAATTTTATCAAGCCGTTATGGATAACTAAGCAGACGGGGGGGTGCTATGGCACTCCCCCTATGTGCTCACTATATATTTCTAGATCGCATATAAAAAACTCGTATCATACATGTTTTACAGACATTCACATTTTTCCAAAATCAAAGGCCTATCTGTGTTATATTAAAATATGAGGAAAATTCAAATATTTATATTTACCCTATCCCTATTGTTTTTTGGCTCGGTGGGGGTAAAGGCTAATCCAGAATACTCCAAGATGTTCTTTGATGAGATATATCCTGGAGAGTACGCAAGACAATTAAAGAAAGATGAATTTACACAAAAGATCAAGGCTGATGGTAAATGGCATACTTTAGACTTTACAGGAGAAGACTATTTAGATCCTGTAAGTAGTAGATCAATATACTGTGGAGGTCTAAAGTTAAACTTTAGGGATAAGAATCCTAAATATATCAAAGTAAGATTTGTAAGACTAAAATCAGGGGGTGTGAGGGACTCTACTGCTACAAACACATGGGTACTAGGTAAAAACACTCCTAAGATCTGGTATGGCTCTCTATGCTGGAACCTAGACGGTTCTGATAAAGTTTATATGCAAGTAAAGATAGGTAAAATGAAGAATCAGCCTAGTTTTGATTCTCCCTATAGACAATTTAAACTATGGCAACCATAAAGGTACAAAATAGGACATTTTACTCTTGATAATAAAGTTTTGTGTATAATCTAAATATAAGAAGAAAATACCTATAAGTAAAATAAATATAGGTAAAAAAATATATAATAGAAAATACTTATATTAATAAAAGATAGTATTTTTTCTATAAAAAATCGGTGGCTAGTCAGGACTTCTGACCTTTTATATGATAGAGTCCTTTAATCTACATACAAGCACAGTATTCAGATGTGATCTAAGTAAATCATCATTACGGAATACAGGAACTTCTTTATTGGTTCTGACTTCGTAGTTATCAAAAATAAAATCAACATACTCATTACTTGCCCAAGGTGTAACATATTCTATGACTAGGGTCTTAGGTAGCCTTAGAAAGCCCTGTAAGGCCTCTAATTCGTATCCTGAAGCCTTTACTATAGCAAAGTCTACATCCCCTTGATATATCTCTTTAAAAGGCTTGGTTTTCATATTTATAACCTCAAACTGCCCATGGCCCATAACATCGTGAGATATTCCTAGTTTCTTAATATATGAGGCTCCAGGGTTTTCCTCTAGGTATATAAACCTTACATCTAATTCTCTATTGCCTAGGGCCTCTATGTATAACTCTATAGGGGCAGTATTGGTATAGTCGTTTTTAGCCGTCGACTTTTTGTAATTTTCAATAATTTCAGAAACTGGGCTTACGGAGATTACTTTTCCATTTTTACCAGCAAGCCTTGCCATAATTTCAGTAAAGTAGCCAAAGTCAATTCCAACATTTACACATACATCCCCTGGCTTTACATTATGCAAAATGGCATCACAGGATTCTGGGTCCCATCCAGCATTTAAGCCTAACTCTCTAGTTATGGCAATATCATGTGGGTACTTTGTAAATAGCCAGAAAGTATCTAATATAAGGGAGTAGTCCCCTTCAGTCTTATTTGTAGGTCCGTTAAAGTTCATATGGATAAAGTGCCCTGCTTCAGGGCCTATTGGTATCCTTTCGCAGAACAAGCATCCAGTCAGCATTTTTTCGAGTATACAAGCGTTCAAGATCTATATCTTCTTCATTTCCATCGAAGTTAACTGCCTTCACACTCATTTTTTCGAATATACTTTGAGCGAATGTCTCTGGATCTGGATATCTATCATATCTCCACTCCATTAGGATTGTTACTTCTGGATTACGTTCTAGCCACTCCTGCATACCATCCCAAATTTTGTTTTCTGCACCCTCAGCATCAATCTTAATAAAATCGTAGTCCCATTGGACGTCATCTAATTTTGAAGTAGGAACTGAGATAGTTTCAAATCCATCAGGCATATATCCTGGTTCTGTTAATGTTGCATTCATACCGTGGTGAATAGGAACAATAAACTCTGCCCATCCAGCCTCATCGCTTACAGCCTCTTGAAAGACCCTTAAATTTTCGAAGTTGTTTGCCTCAACAGATTTTGCTATTAAGGCACATAATTTTTCTTGTGGTTCGTATGCGTGTACGGGGCAGTCTTGTGCAGCAAGAAATAACGAGTAGTATCCGTGGTTAGCACCAATGTCTGCTACAAAAGAACCAGGTGCTATATTTTTCGACATCCAAAGCGTAATCCAAGATTCCCAATATCCATCTTCTGCGTGTGGTGCAAATCCGTGGTCATCTTGATCAACACAAATTTCAAACGTATCCATCATTTTATAAAATGTGGTTCCATCAACATCTCTAGAGGAGACTCCTCTTTTAGCAATATCCTCTAGGTGTGATCTGTCTTTGTATTCCATTAGTCCTCATTAAGGTCAAAGTCAAAATTAATTTTTTCCATTTGTTCAAAGATAAGTTTTCCAACAAACAAAACTGCAAGTAGTGGGAATATAAAAAATGCTGTTAAAGCCAAAACAGTTTTAATTCTCTTGGACATTTTCCTCTTCTACCTGTGGTGCTAAGGCTGGAAGTGGGGACATTAATAGTCCTTGCTGATGCTTGCTGTATAGATCCAGTGCTTCGGCTCCCTTGCCTTGTGCATCTGCAATTAACATTAACAAATCGTAAATTCTTCCAAGCATGATAAAGTTAACAATCCCAGAATTGGCATTCATGTCATTTTCTGGGGATTCGTGTAGTTCTGCCATTATTATTTCTCTTTCTCGTAGAATCTAATAATACCATAAAACAATCATAGTGTACAATAGATATTACCAGTCTTTTTAGGCTGTACAAAAAAAGGAGACATAAATGTCTAAATCACTAAAAGAACTACTGTCATCTTATGGACGTTCTGTCCTTGCAGGTGTAGGTACTCTTTACATGGCAGGTGTTACTGATCCAAAGGACCTAGTTTGGTCATTGGTAGCAGCACTAGCACCCGTAGCACTTCGATATGCAAATCCTAATGACCCTGCTTTTGGTAGAACACCATCCGCAGAAGACATTAAGGCTGCTGCAGTTGCAGCAAAGCCTAAGAAGGCACCAGCAAAGAAGAAGACTACAGTCAAGTAATAACATTATGTTGAGGGGGCTGGTAAGTCCAGCCCCTTTAATATAGAAAAGAGGAATATGCAGAATGTGGGAAGAACCCATCAAACTGTTTTTACAATATTGGGAACTGATCACAGTCATAGCAGGCGTATGGTTTTTTGGCTACGGAATGGCTAGAAAATTTGAAGTTATCTTTAAGAAGGATAGCAAGGGTCGTACACTTGGAGAAAGACTTGATAAGATTGAGCATCAACTCTATCCAAATGGTGGAGACTCGATGGCTGACGTGTTAAATGACACAAAGGCTGATGTTCAAGAAATAAAGGGTCAACTAAAGATCCTTTCCGATATAGCGACTAAGAACTGGAAATAGGATACAATCCGTTTATGAAAATTTCATTTAACAATGGCACTGGACTTTTGCCTACTGGCTACGGCTATGCAAATTTTAAACTAATGACCAACCTTACTAAATTAGGTTACTCTGTAATGACAAATAAGATTCCTGCCAATGTAGAAATCAACTTTATTCAACCACACCACTATCAATTCTTTGACGACAAGTCACTTAAGATTGGATACACCCCTTGGGAGTCTACAATGCTTCCCACCAACGAAGGAGACTGGATTGAGCCAATGCTTGGCTGCGATGAAATCTGGGCACCTAATCAATTTACCAAAAATGTTTTTGAAGATCACGGAATTAAAGACGTAAAGGTTTTTCATCACGGAATTGATGATACTTTCTCGCCAAGAGGAAGATCTCTAAACTATAAACTCAGGTTTTTACATGTAGGCCACCCTGCCCTACGAAAAGGCCTTACAGAGACCGTAGAAGCCTTTCTAGACCTATTTGCAGGCAACAATGACGTAGAGTTAGTAATTAAGGGCTACAAGAATTCAGACAAGCATTATCCTCTTCCAGAGGCTTGCTACACAGAGCCAAATATTAAAGTAATTTTAAGTAATCTTAACTATACAGAGATGGCAGACTTATATGCTTCTTGCCACGTAATGCTTTATCCATCTTGGGGTGAAGGATTTGGTTTAATGCCACTTCAGGCAATGGCTACAGGAATGCCAGCAATCTTTACATCTGGTTGGGCAGACTATCAATACCTTGCAGATGACTTGGCTATTAAATCAGAACTGTCTATGCATCCTTGGCAAGAGACTCATCCAGGTATGATGTTTAAACCAGACATGACAGACTTCAAAGAAAAGATCATGATGGTATACAACAATCCACAACAGTATTTAAGTGAGTTTGAAATTAAATCTCATGAGATTCATAGAGACTGGTCTTGGTCTACAAAGGTCGATAAGTTCTTTACAGAATTTACCGAACGAAATCACTTATCAAAGTAATTAGGATAATCTTTGTAGAACTCCATTGCTCTAGGGGTAAGACCTTTCCATGAGGACCAGTCTTCACCACCACGACTCATCTTGTATGCAATTTCAGCATTAAGGTAAGGGTTGAACAAATCAGAGTTTTTCTCTAAGTCATAACGATCACGACGATCAGGACCTAGATCTCCAATCATATTTATCTGAAAAATTCCATAAGACTGATCACCAGTACTAAGGTCCCCATTGAATGCATTTGGTCGTCCATTAGACTCTCTCATTGCAATGGCCCAAGCCTCACGCAAGTTGTTTCCCTTAAATCCAGCATCCTTTAATACTGACAATAATTGGGCAGGTGTGAGTTGTTTAGAATTGATGACCTGATCACGTAGTTGCTTTTCAGATCTTGCGATATCAGTTTGGACAGTAGTCGCTGCTACTGCTCTTGACGATATATAACCTCTCTCTGTGATATTTACAATTGCTAATATAAGAAAAATATATCCAACAATTATAAATATTCTTTGATATTTATAAATCATAATAATTAAAGTCTATCAGAGGGTTTTAAATATGTCAAGTTGAGAAAATATAAACTTAGTTAAATTCTGACCTAAGCGTAACTTTGTCTCACATGCTAGACAGTAAAAATAGGACATTTGTGACTTTTCATCATACTGACTTACCATTGGCATGTGATCTTGATCTAGAGGACATAATATAGGCTTAGTCACTCCTAGTTCAACTAGTTTTAAATATTTGTGCACTTCTTGAATTGTTAAATCTCTATTCATCTTACCTCCTGAGTTAATTTGCCCACGAACCATACATGTAGTATACTAGGCTTACCTCCAAATTTCAAGGAGGTATTTTTAACTACAAATACGAAAAGGAGACAGTCATATGTCAATTAGTTTGCCAACCGCATACCAACAAGTAATTCACAAGACTCGCTATGCGAGATGGAATGAGGAGGAAGGCAGACGAGAAGATTGGCATGAGACAGTCGACAGATACGTAGACTATATGTTTGATGCCTTGAAGCGTCATAATGAATTTGAAACCGACTCTTCAGTAATTGAAGAGATCCGTAGTGCAATTCTTGATACAAAGGTAATGCCGTCAATGCGTGGCTTTATGACTGCTGGAGCAGCATTAGAAAGAGATAACGTTTGCCTTTACAACTGTGCTTACTTACCAGTTGACTCACTTCGTTCTTTTGACGAAGCAATGTATATTTTAATGTGTGGAACAGGTGTTGGATATTCCGTTGAATCACAATACGTAAATCAACTACCAGTTATTAACGAACACTTTGAAAAAACAAATACAACAATTGTTGTAGAAGACTCTAAAAGTGGTTGGGCAAAGGCACTTAAGGAACTTATTGCTTTGTTGTATCAGGGACAAATTCCAACTTGGGATATGTCAAAGGTTAGACCAGTTGGTTCTCGTTTAAAAACTTTTGGTGGACGTGCATCTGGTCCAGATCCACTTCATCGTCTATTTACTTTTTCAGTTGAAACAATTAGCAATGCAAAGGGAAGAAAGTTAACTCCAATTGAAGCACATGACATTATGTGTAAGATTGCAGAAGTTGTAGTTGTCGGTGGAGTTCGTCGTTCAGCAATGATTTCTCTTTCTGATTTAAATGATAGAACTATGGCAGGTGCAAAGTCAGGTTCTTGGTGGGAGTACAGTGCACAACGTGCTCTTGCAAATAACTCAGCAGTGTATTCAACAAAACCAACTATGGATGTTTTTATTGCAGAGTGGAAATCTCTGTATGATTCAAAGTCAGGAGAGCGAGGAATCTTTTCTCGTGAAGCAGCACAAAGAGTTGCAGCAAAAAATGGAAGAAGAGAATCAGAAGTTGACTTTGGAACAAACCCATGTTCAGAAATTATTCTTCGTCCATACGAGTTCTGTAACCTAACAGAAGTTGTTGTTCGTGAAAACGATACACTAGAAGAACTAAAAGAAAAAATTAGACTTGCAACAATTCTTGGAACTGTACAGTCTACCTTTACAAGATTTAAGTACCTAAGAAAGATTTGGTCTGATAACTGCAATGAAGAAAGACTTCTCGGAGTTTCTTTAACTGGACAGTTTAGCCATCCAACACTTAACGGTACAAATGGAATGGCAGAACTTGAAAAGTGGCTTACAGAACTTCGTGAGTATTCAGTTGAAGTAAATAAGGAATGGGCAGCAAAGATTGGTATTCCACAGTCAGCAGCAATTACTTGCGTTAAGCCTTCTGGAACAGTTTCTCAGTTGGTTAACTGTGCTTCAGGAATGCACCCTTGGCATAGCCAGTTCTATGCTCGTACAATTCGTGGAGACAACAAAGATCCAATTACATCTATGCTAAAAGACATGGGTGTAAAAGCAGAGCCAGACGTTATGAAGCCAAACGACACAACAGTCTTTACTTTTCCAATTAAGGCACCAGAAGGATCTCTTGTTAGAGAAGATCTAACTGCAATTAAGCATTTGGAACTTTGGTTGGCTTATCAAAGACACTGGGCAGAGCACAAACCATCTATCACCGTATCAGTAAAAGAAAGTGAATGGATGGCTGTAGGTGCTTGGGTATATGAGCACATTGATGAAATGTCTGGTGTATCTTTCTTGCCTTATTCAGAACACACATACCAGCAAGCACCATACACAACAATTACAGAAGAGCAGTATGAGGCATTAGTTGCTAATACACCACACACCCTTGACTGGAATTGGTTAAAGATGTATGAGACATCAGATATGACAACAGGTTCCCAAGAACTTGCATGCGTAGCAGGTGCCTGTGATATTTCTGACATAAAGTGATATAATTAAAAGATATGAGATACACTGACCTAATTCAAAAAGATGGTCCATTGGCTGTCTGGTCATTGGATGAAAATTTGTCTGGTGCAACTGGAGATGTAGTTGCTAAGTCGTCAGTGTCTTATGGAACAAGCACCTCTTTTGATGGTCAATATAAATATAACTCTGGACTAAAAGTAGAAAACAAAGGACTACCTCTCGTTTTAGGTGGAATGCATGCCTCTTACCTTAAAGACAATGGGACTAGCCCTTCTTTGGTTTTACCAAGAGGAAATGCCTTTAATCAAAAGTCCACCGTCCTTCCTTCAACAATTGAGTTTTGGCTTTCAATCAACAACTCAACAAACTCAGAGTATAAGGTTATGGGTGTAAGCGAGTCTTCTACTTTTGGAGTTTATGTTTATAAAAACTACATTCTTTTAAAGGCTACCGATTCATATTTTACTGGAATTAAGGTAGACTCTTGGGCTTATCAAAAGCATATTGCTGTTACGTACAAGAATGATGCTTTCTATCTTTATGTAAATGGTGAAGTTGCAAGTTTTTATATTGAAAAAGATGCATTGATCACTGCAGGGCTTTCTTCTGGTAACTTTAACTTTTATGGACACGACGAACTAGGCTATGTTGCTATTGATGCCCCTGCTATATACTTGCAAGAATATTCTTCTGTTGTAGCAAAAAGACATTTTGCTTATGGCCTAGCATACAAGGTTCCACACAACCTATTTGCTAACTATGGAGCATCTTACCAACAGTTTGAAGGAACTTATGAAACACCTATCAATGCTATTAATATCCCAAGTACAGCCTCAATTACAAATCTAAAGTTTGATGGAATTATTAAAACCGAAAAAGGACTTCAATTAGACGATGGTGTCTTTGTCAACTATACCCACCCATCTAACGCAGCAACTCAAGATGCATTTTACTTTAGCCATGAAAAAAACAACTATTTAGATTTAGTAAACTTTGGAAGACTTACAGATGGGTCTGGATTGTTAGGAATAAAATTAACTACTACTGCTACCCCCTCAACAGATCAAGTCATTCTAGACCTCAACGAACAAAATAAAAAGATTCAGGTTGTATACTCAGGAACTAATTTTTATATTAGACAGTACCAGCAAAAACTTGCCAATAGCCCAACTAAGTATGCTCAGGTAACATTAAAAACAGGAGTTTCCGTAGGAACAACTTATAGAATTTTGTTTGGTGTTGTAGACGGATTGTATTATGCAAGCATTGATAATGTTATTGTTGATACCTCTAGCCTAGAAGCAGCAAACATATTAACTGATAGTGTTATAGCCTTGGTTGGTGCTCAATATACAGGAATTAGCGTTTTAGACAATTATGAAAATCAACTAGAGGCAGCAAAGGTTCATTTTGTCAATATAATCCAAAACTCACAAGAGATCAAGTATGTTGTAGACGCCTTCGGTGTGTTTGCTGACGAGTTTGATTCTTATTATAAAACTGGAATGATTTATTTTGATAAATACGTAAAGGTTAAAAAGAAGGGCTATGCATCAATTAACATTCCTTTAGAGACCTTTGGCAAGAACGTATTTTCAACGGTTAATAAAAAAAGAGCATCTCAACTTGTTATTGGTCATAGTTATCCAAAAGTAACCAACCCAGAAGTTGTCATTAAATCATCTTTAATTTCTTCATCTGCAATTATAGAGACAAGCCATGTAGAAGAACTATCAACGATTGATGTGTCAGGTATTGATGACTTAACAGGGTACCTTTTAAACATAGACTTGGTAATTGACTCTCAGGATTCCTCAAAGTTTCCACCAGTTTTAAAGTACATATCGGTTGAGTCAAGAGGCTTTGATAAGAATGAAGATGGAGTCCTAGAAACTAGGTTTGCTGGATTTGATAAGACAATTGAACTTACTTCAAATGATGGATTATCTTTTATTGCCGAAAAGGTATACTCTCCAATCCTTCTTGGAACATTCTCTGGAATTAACGTTAGGGGAACTGGTGTGTCAACAACCTACAGAAGTATTCCTGCCAACTCAGATCCATTAGTCAACAACGGCCTAAAAACAATCTCATTTTTTGCTAGAACGGATTCAGATGATAACGAAAAGATCATTTCTTGGACCACCGTGGCAGGGACTACAGCCCCTACTTCCGTAGACCTATATGTTGATGGGGTATTTTCAAGTACTATTACTTTTGGGGCAAACAAGTATCTAACTAAGTCACAACTAACATTAGAAAAGTACGTTTGGAAGCATATTACTCTAGTCTTTAATTCTCCAATGACCGTCGTCAATACAGCAGGTGCCTTTGATGGTCCAGTATTAACCTTTGGTGATTCTTCTGGTGGAAGCAACTGCTTAATCCAGCACCTTGCCACATACTCTCAAGATATCAGTTCAAGTTTAATTAATCAAACATACAAGTCTTTTGTTGGCAATAATATTATTAGTGGCACGGTTGGCGAGAGAGTAACTCTGTCTGAGCCAGTCTCTGGCGTGACAATTCTTCAATACAACTGGATTACTGCATAGCAGTGGCATAAAAAACGTTTTATGTTGATATAGATGGTATACTGATTGCATGACTAGAATTGAAGGCAAAGGCCCAAGGAACTTAAAAGTACGTCAGGTTCGTGAGAACACTGATATTGGAGTGTATGTTTGGGAACTTCCAGGTGGATCGTATTTTTCTGACGGAGATGGAAACTTTTTAAGCATTGCCTCCCGTGAGTACGACCTTAATAAGATTAAGAATATTACAGACGCTGCAAGGCACTATGGACAACCAGAAGGCAAAGCAGTATTTCTTGCAGGTGCAGGAAAGGTTTCAGATGCAGAGTATGCAGAAGATCTAGAAAGAATGAATGCAGGGTTAACTCCATACGGAGATGTTGGAGCATGGAGGGATGAAGCAAATGCAAGAAAACGAGGACTTTAATCAAGTTGGTAGCGTCTATTTAGACAGAGCACAAAACTCTTCAAAGAGTTTGACTGTTGAAAAAGACGAGTTTAATATTAGTGCTGAAGCCATTTTAAAGTCAGAAGGTCTTTCACCTAACTTTAGACGTAAGATTACAAGAGGTCTTACAAAGGCAGATAACAATGAATTATCTGGAGACAAATCTTCTTCAAAGCAACTTATTCCAGATAAAATGGGATACGGGTTGTTCGATGTTATTGAACCTCCATACAACCTTTATGCCTTAGCAAAAATCTACGAAGTTTCATCTGCCAACTATGCATCTATCAATGCAAAGGTTGCTAATACTGTTGGCTTGGGGTACGATTTAGATCCATCTCCTAAGTTAATGGAAATGATTGAAGCAACAGACTCACAAGACGAATTGCTACGCCTTAGAAGAAATATGCAAAAGGCAAAGAACCGCACACTTGATTGGATTGAATCAAGAAACGATGAAGAAACATTTACAAATGTTTTAATGAAGGTATGGACTGACGTAGAGTCTACTGGAAATGGTTTTATCGAAATTGGAAGAAAGACAACTGGCGAGATTGGGTATGTTGGACATATCCCTGCATCAACAATTCGTGTACGTAGATTACGTGATGGATTTGTTCAGTCTGTTGGTGGAAAGTATACATTCTTTAGAAACTTTCAGGACTCTGCCCCTAACCCAATCACAAACGATGGTCGTCCAAATGAATTGATTCACATAAAGAAGTACACACCAACAAATACTTATTATGGAATTCCAGACATTGTTCCATCAAAGAACGCAATGGCAGGCTCTGAATTTGCCTCACGCTTTAACTTAGAATATTTTGAAAATAAGGCTGTTCCTCGTTATATCTTTTGGCTTAAAGGTGCCAAGATGTCTCGTGAGGCACAGGATAAACTATTTGAATTCTTTCAAGGAAACTTGAGAGGCCAAAACCATAGAACTGTTGTAATCCCTCTGCCAGGAGATACACCAGACAACAAGGTTGAAATGAAGATGGAGCCTATTGAAGCAGGCATTCAAGATTCCTCATTCAACAACTACAGAAAGGGTAATCGTGATGAGATCCTTATGGCTCACCGTGTTCCTATTTCTAAGATTGGCTCAGGAGAAGGAATCTCCTTGGCTAACGCCCGTGAGTCTGATCGTACGTTTAAAGAGCAAGTTACAAGACCTGCACAGCAGGCTTTGGAAAAGAAGATTAACAAGATTATTAATGAAAAGACAGATGCTTTTAGGTTTAAGTTTAATGAATTAACTCTAACCGATGAAGATACTCAGTCAAAGATTGATGAAAGATATCTTCGGATGCAGGTAATTACTCCAAACGAAGTTAGAACTAGAATGGGAATGTCCAGCCTCCCAGATGGAGATGAGGTTATTCAGTTGAATGCTCAGGCAAAAGCAGAAGCAACTGCCCAAGCAACTGGTAACAGAGAACGTGATCAACAGCGTCAAGGAAACTCTGCAGATGGTGCTGGAACTGGAAGAAATCCACAAGGAGAAGGACGCCAACAACAATAAGTGCTTTATGAAACAATATAGAAGTATAATTATACTGATATGGAAACATTTATAAAAGCATCCATTGTTGCAGAAGGCGAAAGTATCACCTTCACAGTTCCTATTGCCAAAGTCGATAAAGAACGACGCATTGTTAGTGGTTGGGCTACACTCGACAATGTTGACAAGCAAAATGATATCGTTTTAGCAACGGCCTCCGCAAAAGCGTTTGAGAGATTCCGTGGAAATGTTAGACTAATGCACCAACCAATCCCTGCAGGCAAAGTAGTCTCTTTTAAGCAAGACAAGTACTTTGATCAGGAAACAAATAAATTTTATAATGGCGTTTTTGTAGACGCCTACGTCTCAAAGGGTGCCCAAGACGTTTGGGAAATGGTTCTAGATGGAACGCTCACTGGATTTTCAATCGGTGGAGCAGTAAAAGAAACAGATAATGTTTTTGATAAGGATGCCGATAAGAGTGTCCGTGTAATTAAGGATTATGACCTTATTGAGTTGTCTCTTGTAGACAATCCAGCAAATCAGTTTGCTAATATTTTTTCTATTCAAAAGGTAGATGAGAAGTCATTTGCAGACGGTATGTTTAATAAGTCAGATATTGAAAATGTATTTTGGTGTGAAACAGATCAAAAGGCAACCATGTCTAAAGAAGAAAGTGCATCTTGCTCATTCTGCTCTGAAGAACTAACAACTATCGGATGGGTAGACAACGTTGGTAAAGATGTTGGTGTAGAGGTTAAGGCTCTCATTGACAAATATCATGATAAACTAAATCTTATTAAAGCAGCAGAAAATACAATTACTAATGATGACGCAACTAAGAAGAAGCCTCGTCAAGGAAAGTTTAAAGATGAAAAAGAAGAGAATGAAAACCATAAGAAAAAGATGAAAAAGGATTTATCCGTAGGGTCTTTTGTAAGTTGGGATTCCTCTGAAGGTGTTGCTCGTGGAAAGGTAACACGAGTAATTAAGAATGGAAAGATCACAGGATCTTCCATCACAATAGGTTCCCCTGACAATCCAGCAATACTAGTCAGGGTGTATAAGAAGTCCGATAAGGGATGGTCGCCAACCGATATCCTTGTAGGACACAAAATGGACACTCTTCGTCAGATCACTCCACTTACAAAAAGTGAATACATCAAAACCAAGATGAAGAAGTCCGAAGATGCACAAAATAATGAAGGAGGTGCAAGTATGTCACAAGAAACAGAAGCAACAATTGATATTGTTGTAGAAGAAGCAGTGGCAGTTACTGAGGACACCGCCGAAGTTGTTGAGGCATTCGAAGATGAGGCTACAGAAGCAGAAGCAACTGAAGCACCAGCAGAAGATGCAGCAACAGAAGAAATCGCAAAGTCTGATGAAGTTACAGAAACACCTGCAGTAGATGCAGAAGAGCCTGTAGCAGAAGCAGCAGCATCTGAGGACCAGACAGAATCCGAAGCAGCAGCAGAAGATGATCTAGCAAAGAGCCTTGCTCAAGTCAAGGAATTTATTGCTGACACTGTTGCGAAGTCAGAAGAGGCTAGCATTAGCCGTCTTTCTGAGGTCGTTAATGTTGTTTCTGATCTGGCTAAGACCCTCAATGACAAACTCGCTGAAGTTAAGACTCAGCAAGAAGATTTCTCTAAAACTTTGGCAGGCGTTACTGCAATCGTCGATGCCATGAATGGTAGAGTCGAAGCAGTAGAAGATACAACTGCCGTTAAGAAGTCTGGTGAATTAGGCGATTCATCAGAGGTTGAAGAACCAATAAGAAAAAGTGTATGGGGTGGACGCTTCCTCGCAACCGCCGATATGCTTGGTTAATGCAAATTGACCAATACTCATTACAAAATCTATAAACTAACAGGAGGTGAAAAAAAATAATGAGCGACAATATTCTAGAAAAAGCAGCAGCATCTGGTACATTTATCTCACCACTGAACTCTCCAGGAGACATGACAACTGTCAATGGTCCTGAGACAAACTCAGGTGGTGTACTACTACCAGAGCAGTCACGTCAGTTCATCGACTATATGTTCGATGAGATGGTTCTTGCCAATGATGGACGTCGTATTACAATGCGTGGTAACACACAGGAACTTGACAAGGTTAAGGTCGGTACACGTCTTGCTAAGAAGGCAACACAGGCTGATGACACTGGTACAAACAGTGCAGCAACATTCTCAAAGATTGAACTTACAACAACTAAGTTCCGTCTAGATTATGAACTTTCAACAGAGTCCCTAGAGGACAACCTTGAAGGTGATGGTCTTGAGGATCACATTGTACGTTTGATGGCAGCACAATTCGGAAACGATTTGGAAGACATTGCTATCAACGGACGTGCAGGCACAACAGGTGCAGGTACATACAACAACACTCTAAAGGGTTTCTATGCACAGGTTAAAGATACCGATGCAACAGGACACGATGGAGCAGCAAGCCTTGCAGATATGACAGGTATTTGGGACAATGCATCAGCAGCGACCACACCACTAACTATCAGAGCGTTCGAGGAAGTATACAATGCTATTCCTCGTAAGTTCAAGGCACGTCGTGGAGATCTTAAGTTCTACACGAACTCTAAGGGAATCACAGACATGATTGCTGATCTACGTAAGTTGGGAACAGTCCCAGAAGAGGTAGCCGTACGAGTAATCGACGGTCAAGTACCTCGTCTTGGAGGTCCATCAGGTGCACAATACCGTATTTTCGGTGTTCCAGTACTTGAAGTACCACAACTCCCAGACAACCACCTTGAATTGACAATCCCAGGAAACCGCATTTGGGGATTCCAAAGAGACGTAACAGTTCACCGTGAGTTCAAGCCAAAGAAGGATACTGTAGAATACACAGTATACGTACGTTTTGGCGTACTCTTGGAAGAGAAGTCAGCAGTTTCATACGCTGCACAACTTTAATTCTAAAAATTAATAGTAATGGGGTTGGCTTATGTCAACCCCATTACTGTTATTATGGTAAAATTCTATAAGGAGGAACAATGTCTTTTAACACACTAAAGTACTTTTCTTTGCAGAAGGCTGCAAGGATTATGGCTGTAGATATTACAAACTGCAAGAGTAAAGAAGAAATTCTTAACAAGTTTGACAGTTATGGTATTACCTATGAAGATTATGAAAAGGCCTTGGCTGAAACTGGATCTTCAGAGGATGCAGTAAAGAAGCCAGCAAAGCCAGTATCAATTCTTGATGAGACTAAATCAGATGTTGTATCCCCAAAGTCTAATGAAAAGATGCTTGTTACTATGGCAATCATGAGAGGTGTTTATAAAGTTAAGCACTACTACTTTGAATTGGAAAAGCCATTTTTGTTAATAGACAAAGATGAGGCTATTTCAATTATTGCTAATTCTAGAGGTAATCTTAGAGAGGCTTCACCAAAGGAGGTTGCCGACTATTACGGCATCATGAAATGAAAGAATATTATATTTCCGAAGGGCTAGCAATAGGTGTAACGTATACAGAAGGAACACACGTAGCCACTTTAGCCTGGTCAGCATTTGACTTAGATTTAAATACAGTAGTTGCAACAGGATCAGGAACACACTCAACCGTAGGGCACACCTGGACAATAACCCTTCCAGCCTCTATAGCCTCGTATGACCGTGTTTTAAGACTAGACCTTACCCTGGGAGGCACAACACAAGAATCTTTCTTTATCAAATTAGTTAAACAATATGCAAGTGCTTCAGAGATTGCAGCATTTCTAGATTTAACAATTACAGATACCCCAACTACTTCTACCCAAGTAACAACTGCAGCCCTTAACAGATATGAAAGGCTAGCAAGAGAAGTTATCAATTCAGAGATCAATTCAGAGTTTACAAAGAGACATGTTAAGGTTGGAGTTCTTGGGAATGACTCAGATGTCTTGCCTTTAAACAGACACCTACTTGAAATCAGAAAGATCTGGAAAGATGATGAACTGTACTACGATTCTACAAATACAGCAGCATCATTGTTTGATTACCCAATTGAAATTAACAACACAGGCTTTGGAATTAAGATTGTTTCATCAGGAGACAACATAGACGAATGGACTCAAAACCATACTTATGCTATCCCATCTTCTGGAGTTTGGATCAAGAACAGCATGTACATTGTAGAAGGAATCTTTGGAGCAAGTTATGTTCCAAATGACATTAACATGGCTACTTCTCTTCTAGTAGAAGATTATCGCTGCTCGGACGCAGGCGTAAGAAACAAGTACATTGAGTCAAACCAGAATGAAGCCTATACAATTAAATACAACCAAAACGCATTCTTTGGTACAGGTAATGCTGTAGTTGACACTATTCTTAGTAAATACAAAGACATTACACTGATGGTGGTTTAACATGTTTAACTGCGTCACAGGTTCTAGATACAATATGACAGCAGATGTTTACACAAGTTCAGG